CTGATTAGCGGGATTTGAAACTCTAGCTGCATAAGCTATAAAATCTTCAGCCGTTTCAATTCCATCGATAAGAGGCTTAGTAATTGCGATTATTTTTGCTGTGTTCATAATAGCTCCTTGTGAACTTAATGATACACAGTATAAATGATATCAGTCAATTTTTTTAGGAGGAGTTTTTGATCGAGGACGTTTTTTACGTTGAGATTCAATCTCTTCAACCATTTTAGCCGCTTCTATTTCTATATTTTCTATAAACTTGTTAGTCCATCGATTTACATCACGTTTAATGCGAGTGAAATCTATATTAAGAGAGCAACTAAAAATATCACTATTTTCAAATCCAATTTCTTTTTGTTGTGCTACCATTGCTGTAAAATCTTCAGCACTTACTTTGAATCTAGAACCGCTCTTGGTAACAATTATAGCATCTTTTATGTATTTTGTCGGAGGCGGTTCAGATTCTAGTATTAGATCGTCGAATATCATATCCCAACCGTCTGAGTTTTCTTTGTACCTAGACATAATTACCACCTCTTCAGTTGTTACGTTGATATTTATCAGTTTGTGCAATTAAAAAGATGATCAGCAATAATAATTCTTAAATTTCTTCTTAAACACTGGCAAAATTTGTATGATATTATCAAAAATTCCTAATAATTTCAATGTGGTAAAAACATAATTTTGTAGTGTGTACACACGCTATTGAATATATTAATTCAACGAAATTTTGTCAGTCTTTGTAGTTATTATGAAAATAGAGTTCTAGCCATTCAAAATCATTTATCTTATTTAGAAATTCTGGAGAATCATTATGCCATTTCACAGCATCTTGATATCCAATTTTGGCCCAATTTGCAAAAGGTACGTCTAAAAACACGGTTGACCAAGTTTGCAATCGCGCAACTGATTCTAAATCATCAGGATTTTGTTCAATATTTTTAATTAATTTGATACTTTCTCTTAATGAACTTTTCCATGTTTCGTATGGACTAGTATTGAATCGAGTTGTAGCAATAGTACAATTTACAATTTTAATTTCGCCTACGCTTGTTGTGTAATCAAACCAGTTACCGTTGTAATCTAAAACTTTTTGTTTTGGCCATAATTTAATTGCACCGTATCCATATTCTAAGTTGTTAATAGGATTTTTACTGTACCAAATATGAATATAATCTTTATCGAATTTAGTTACATGATATTTGAATTGCCAATCATAATTTGGTATTGTATCACCGTCGATGGTCCAAAACATTTCGGTATCTGACAATTCTGCACATCGTCTATGAGCATTGTTAATTCCTTTGATTCCATGAACACGCTTGGCTCGGGGGAATTTTTCTTTTATTACATACCAATTTTCGTTGGCATTTATCTCGTTATACGAAACAAAAAATATATCAAAATTGGCTGCGTATATTGCAGCAGTGTTATCATGTATTTTAAGTTTTCCAGATAAATTTTTTGGATCAAAATCTGATCCAACAGTCTTTTTTGCTAAACACGTAGGCCAGAGTTGTATACATAGGTCATACTGTTCAATAAGATTTTTTGAATCTAGCTTTTGTACAGGCCAAATATGAATATAATCAGTGTCGTACAACGACATTACTGTTATAAACTCCCAATTTGGTAAAAATTCGACTGTATCAGGTATTACCCAAAACATTTTTGTCATCGAAAGCTCTGCGCAATCTTTATATGTGTTTTTCGTATGTACCTTTTTGATATGTGGATATTTTTGCCGATATAATTGATAAGTTGATTCATTGCCACCTGTGTAAAAAATATCATACGGAACATATGTAGCCGCAATATTTTGGTATAATTTTATGTTAGAAAAATCTATATTACATCCATTTATGTTTCTAGCGTTCTTGCGTGATATCAGTTGTATAGAAGAATCGACTAAATCTAATTTTTTACCATCCGGCGAAGCTATTGGCCATATATGGATATAATCAAAATCATAATCTGGTATAGTCAATTCAAAATCCCAATCGAACAAAAAATCTACGTAATCAGATATTACCCAAAACATTTTTGTGAAAGATGCTGCTGAACATGATTGATATGGATTATCACTTTGCACACGTTTTGCATGCGGATATTTTTTTTTATAATGCTCCCAAGTTTGGTCGTTCTCACCTATATAGAAGAAATCATACATGTTTAACAGCCATAAAATGATCGATCATTTCATTTGCTATCCACGGTCTAGGAGGATTCATATAAACTCTTTTGAAAAATTTAGATTCGTCTGGTCGCATCATACAAATATCAAGACCTATTTTAGATTTAAGAATTGGCTCTAGTCTTGCACATTCTGTAGCTGGATCATTATCTTTAACTGATTTCCATAAGTCTTGCATTGTTTCATAATTGCTTATAGCGGTGTGATCATTATTCTCTATCATTGTGTGATAGACTCCAAGTCGAGCACCATACATAGCCCATAAGCCGTTTTCGACATCTGACCCTATACTACACCAAATACATAAACGATTTATATTACCATACCATATTTTCTTATGAAAATCGGCAATTGATACAACTGCACCTCTTTCTAAACACATTTTTACACCTTCTCTAAATCCGCTTCTCCATGCTTGATATTCGCTGGCGTTTATGTGACTTGTACTGTAACATCCTTGCACCTCGTGATATTTGTTATCCCAACAAAATTCAACAGCCTTTCTAGGATCTTCTGCATTTTCGTGACTTTTCATCGATTTAACAAATGCTTTACTCCACAATTTAAGTCCACCGTTTCCATAAACTAATCCGTTGACAGAATTACGTCCGGCCCATGTCCATGCATGATCGGCGTGATTTTCTTTGATATCAATATCAATATCTAAAAAATTTGGATAAATTTCATTATCGCCGTCAATTGTAACAAAGAAATCAGTGTCGCTGCTGTCTGCACAAGCTAGGTGAGCACTATCAAAGCCTTTGACACCGTGCACACGTTTGACCCAAGGTATTAAATTTGTAGCATGGGAATATAGTATTTCTGCGTTAGGTTCGTCGTAACTGAGAAAAATAAAATCAAAACTATCTAAACGGTGTTTCATGAATTCGATCCTAAAAAGTAACTATAGGTGTTTGCAGACGATAGTGGCAAAAAATATTTTCCATCTCGTCTCATAAGTGTATCAAGTGGAATAGTTTTAATTAGCCAACTTGGGTCGTTTTTTAAAGTGATGTACAAAACCGTTGCATCTTTAGCATATTTTATACTGAATTCTACAATGTCGGTATTGTATTTCAACTCTGAAGTTTTATCTTTCTCTAAATTGATCAATTGCGAAAATTGCTTACACGGCATTTGGTTAGTTTTTTTGAATAAAACTGGTTGACCTTCAATAATATCTACTCGCCAATCTATAAATTTTTCCTTACCATGCATAAAATCTTCGGCTAATTGTGAAGAAATTGACAAGGTTTCTCGGTCAATCTCTTTCCATACAATTTTTTTAATCTTCCCTGTTGTAGGATCGTAATCAACATATGCGTTTGACATCTTTTATCAGCTCTTCATAAATTTTTAGAATATCGTCTGTTATAAATTCTTTAATGTTGTAATGTAATGGATAAAACTGTCTATGGTTTCCGAGGTTTAATGACCCAAACGGTGTCATAAAACATGGCAAAAATTCTCTCCAATCAGTTGGCAAAACAGTATCCAAACCTTGTAGTTCACTTTTCATATGAGTAAACACAGGTGCTAGGCGTGTTCTATTACAATTTTGATCTAAATCTAGAATTTTCATAGCTAATCCAAACGCAACATCTGTGCTAAACATTTCAGGTCTATGATTTGGCTCTAAAAAATTATCAAAAAATGTTTGCCAATTCCACGTTATAATTTTAACCAATTCGAAAAATTCAAATGCTTCTGCTGATTTATTAAAATAGGTAAATGCTGAATATACATTTGGCAAATTATTAGCTGTAAAGGTCTTACGACAAAAATCACTTTCGATAACTGATCCTCGCCAATCTAACACTTTATTGCATGCTATTACAGGTTCATTCAATTCTTCAAATTGTTTCCACCAAGAAGAAATATCAGAGAGGAAAAGCATATCTGCATCAAGCTTAATGGTTTGATCATATGGACTCATCCAAATACTTTTCCATTCATTTTCAAGTTTCCACAATGAATCTGCTGCTTGATCTCCCCATGGTATTTCGACTATTTTATCAAACGCCCATGCATATCTATCTTCTATTATAGTTCCTGGGCTAACACATATGGTCATGTTTGACCATTTTTTTTGAGAATGTTTTAGACTTAATGCAAGTGCATAAGCTAATCTAACATAATCAACATTGTTATTGTTTTGTGCAATGGTCAAGAAGCCTTTTGTATATTCAATTGGTTGCATACTCTATAATCCTTTGACTCATTCTACCTATAGACCATTTATTCATCAAATGTACATTGGTGCAAACTTTATGCAATTTGAAATTTCCTTGCTCAGCTTCACTTACAAAAATAGCAGTTCCATTTGCAAAGTCTATTAGGTCATCATGCTCTGTTGCAAACATTAATTGAGGTATTGGTAATGATTTGACAGTGTTTTCTTCTAGTTGTGCATTCATCATATGAATTGCAATGCTTAATGCATAGTCATTACGAAAATAACCACTGCTATTGAATTTATAGAGTTGTTGGTAGTATCTATAATTTTGTTTTATAAATTTCATTAGAGAGAATAGATATTTTGCGCGTTCTGTCTTTTTAAAATACATGCATGTGGCCCAATAAAGTGGTATGCTTGTGTCGCTAAATCTTTTATCAAAACCTTTTAGATTTTCGATATGATTTAAATCTCGAACTGATTTGTTTACAAGTATATCCTCTGCAGAATTCCACACACAATCTAAGCTGTTATCTAGTACTAGAAAATCAGCGTCAAGTAATACAGTTTCGTCAAACGGGCTTATTGTAAAACTATCTGATCGATTGGTGTTATAATATGGTACCTTTTTTGAAGTGTATCGTGAATCATGAAATAAACGAGCCGAAGAATTTTCTGGATTATGTGTTATTATTAACTTATCAAATGCCTTATCAACAAGATATTCACCGTGAGTTTTGATCATCCAATCTAATGTAGCTTGATTAGTTGCCAATGCAGTAGTATTGATTTTAAGATGTTTTTTGATTAATAGACAGCAAACAATTGACATAAGACCGTAGTCAATTTCTTCATTATTATATGCATACACTAGATAACCTTGAGTCATTATGCCTCTTTCATTATTTCAGCAAATTGTTCTGTAGTAGATCTAGCTCGTTTTAAACGAGTGTATTCGCTATTATAAAAATTTGTTGCTTGAAAGTATTTGTCAAGCAAATCTTCGAGGAAGTTTTCTAAATCTTTTATTTCTATCGGATTATCATTTTCGTCAATTAGTACAATTGATGTACTGCCTTTGTTTATTACCAATTGTACAAATGTGATTAATTCTCTAGTTGCTTTAAAAAATCCACCATTGATTGCAACTGTGATCATAGTATCAAATTTGATTTTCAAATTTTCTTTTGTGTTCAATAGATTCAAACGGAAATTTGAAGCCTCTAATGCTTTTTGTATACGTTCGTCCATGCGGTAACCTCCATAATAATTATTATTAATAGTAGATTACTTTGCAATTTTAAAGTGATATAGTAGTGGTATAAGTTGGACTCGTTACTGATAAAGTGTCGGCTATGAGCTGTTGCACAGTACTGTTGGTATTACCGTCTACTGTATCGTAAGGACTACTAAGATTTGTTGCAAAAATAGCCTGCGTTCTTACAACTGTGCCATTACCACCGTTTAATCCTACAACGTTCTCAACTCGTGACTGTATTGTATAGCTTATTCCGGTATATCCGTAAGCACTACCGTAATGAGTAAACAGTGTTTGAAACGTACCGGTTAAACCATAATAACCAATTGGATAGACTGTCCCACCTGTACCAGTATATGTAGTGGCCACAGCTCCAATTTTTATCGTACCCATTTGACTGAGCAACGCAGCAAATGCTACATCTAAATGAGAGCCAGAACCTTCAGTGAGGCTACCCGAAATATAAATTTGGCCACCTGTATTGTAAAAGTAGCGAGCTGCATCTTCACTTGAAAACGTCTGTGTAAACTCGTGGGTTATCGTATTGATCCATGAAGTTGACCTAGTGTCAGACAGTTCTGCATCAACACTCATTTGTGTGATATCATAATTCAGTCTATTAGAATCTAAAGTTGATATTAGATTAGGCAAGTTAGGTCTTGCTCCTCCCGTATCGGCTTGGATGACACTAACGGTGCTAACATTGCTAGGTAATGTAAGAGCACTGCCGGTTTGAGTATTAATAATAGCCATTGCAGCAAAAAGATCATTCCAGGTAGTAGCTAAAACAACATCAACTGTAGCTACAGCCGGCAATGTTACTGTTGTTTGTCCATATCCTCTAGATCCGTATCCAACACCAACTAGCGCTGCAACAGCGTTTGTAGCAGCAGAACTATTTGGGTAAGCAGTTCCGGGACTTTGTGCTCCTCGGAAACCCATAAAGTCTGTTGCTGCTATGTTTTGACCAACAGCATATGTCATATCAGTTTTTGCCTACCACTATCTCTATTGTTTCTATATCTGCAGATGTTTTTTCTACTAATGAACGCCCTAAAATAGCTAACAAACCTGCTTCTGCAGACCACGCACATGCACAACCTGCAATTGCAGATGACATTAATCGTTCACCTTTTTTTACTGGGCCAACTACTTTACACGGTACTCTACCTGCTAATGCAACAGCTGGATGTGTATCATCTGTACCAGCTTCGGCATTCATAAGATGCGCTGGATTTGTTGAAATAACACCAAAAATATCATGCGTTCCGAGAGTGTTGCTGGCTGTTATTTCGGCAGAACCTCCTAAACATACAATTGTACCTGGATCATATTTGGCATCAGCATGATAACGTTCTGCCAAGTCTGCATACAGAGCTGAGGTTGCTTGTCCATTAAATTGCACAGCATACATATTTGAAAATCTATACGATGCACTTCCCATATTATAGGTATTATCAACAGATGGTAAATTAGTCTGTAGACTTGTGAAATTATTAGTAGATGTTACACCGGCCGAAGGGATATTAGAATTAAAATTAAGTCCTGGATTGATTGTTGTAAATCCGCTTAATGTTGTCGAGTATGTTGAATCTTTGCTAAAGATTGCTAATAAAGCACCACCGATTATTATTTCCCAAGCTTGGTGCAGATTTGCACTTGTATCGGTTAATCTAACTGCACTTATTTCACTAAATGTTGGTAAATCTGGATTAACAGGGTCTGTGTTAATAGCGCTGCCGAGTGGTCCTACAAGTAACCATGCTGTACCTGACCATACAAATAATTGTTTATTGGTACTATCGAACCACAGAGATCCTTGTGACGTACCCGAGCCAGGATTAGTACCTGATATAATTGCTCCGCCAGCTGATACCCATGCAGATCCAGTATACATATTGAGTGTGTTTGCAGTGGTATTATACCATAATTGGCCAGTTGTTGGGCTACTAGGAGCACTGCTATTGGCAAAATTCTGCATAATCCATAACATATCTTGATTTACTGGCTCGCCGTAGTTTAGAAATCCTCGGCCAGGCATAGCAATAGAGGTAGTATTATCAATTGCTCCGTCGGCAATGGTAGTAGCTAATGTACCATTATAGTTGTAGATATTAGTAGCCATTGTTGTCCTTGTTTATTATGATGCTGTATTCGATAAGTATTTATACCGTTTGAATGCGTATTGTGTAGACAATTTCTATTTGACGGTTTAATGATTTTTGAACTGGAGAAAATATCACATGCGTTAGTAGTAATCCGTTAGCATCAGTACCAGTTGCAGCGTCTGTTGCATTATAGGCTTTTAATCCTAATTCGTTGAATACATAATTTCCAGTTATATTAGTTGTATTGTCAAAAGCTTCCTGCCCGGATGGTTGTCCTAGTCCAAGAGTACAGGTGACTATAACATCACTATAAGTTGTACCAGAAACATGAGCAGTGGTTATGTAATTTTGCGATGGATTTGGATTAAGAGGACTTAAATCATCTACACATTGAAAATATGTTTCATTGTACAATTCAGCTGAGGTTCCTACTACATTAGGTGGTAGATATGTAATGGTTCCTGTACCACTAACAGTAGCAGCTCCGTTACCAAAACACATATTTTGTATCCAACCATCTGGTCGATTTGAAATAGTTTGTGCTAGGGCTATCGAGAATGTTTCGTAGTTAATTGCATTCATTTTATCGACTAAAATTTCTTTAGAATCTAAGTCACGGATCAATACATGACCTTGTATCCAACTCTTTGAATTATCTTTAACCATTTCTATATTATGCCCTTTGGTTAACTAATATTTTACCTGTATCGATATCTCGTATTTTGATATTACCGTATATCATTATTCCTAAATTTTCGTCTCTAGGTTTATCATCAGGGTTAACGTTAACTTGCTTTGTGTTTGTTGTCATCATCTATTTATCAGGATCCCGAATGTTCTAAAAGGAATATTCCCAGCTCGCTATTGCTATATTGTAATCCGTTTGGTGTTGATACCCAGGAATACCCACCTGGTATTTGCACCTGTATTCCTGCATCAATCACAGTAGAGCCGCTAGCGTGACTTAACTGAGTAGTATAGCTTATATTTGTCAATGAGGTTATTTGTATATTTTTAACTCCGTTATCTGGGGGATTATTAAAGATCACATATGTAGGTTGCTCTAAATTTGGAGGTCCAAAACTATAATCAATTGTTTCTACCTGTATAACTCCGTCTACAAATATAGTAGTTGATATAGCAGGTGCTGCAGAATCAATAAAAAATTCTCGTGTACTGCCATCGCCATTATACCATGTTGTGCTATACATGGTTTCTGGAGATCCACTGGTCCCCAAACGGTTTCTAGCGATGCCAACTAGGAATGCACGATTTGGATTATCAATGGTTGGAGCAATTTGTATTTGTGTGAAGCTTATCAGTTCGTTATTGATATACACTAATCCTGGGACACTTTGAATAGGAGGTGTTATTACCGTAACATCTGCTATCTCTATGCTATTGCTATACGTGTAAACGTTGCTGAGTAGAGTAGTTTCTCTTGTCGGATCTAATGCAGTTGACAATGTTGCATCCCATCCAGTTGTTGTACGCCATGCAATTGCAGGAGCCTCTGGTAATCCTGCCATATAGGATATGACAATTGGGGTATTAGTTGTCCAACCAGATTGATTTGGTATATAGACTTGTAATTGCTTTGGAAGTTCAATATCCCATGCATTTGTGCTCCATGAACTTTTTTCCCAGCCGCTAGAATCAGGCAATGTTATTAATTTATAATTCACTTGCGGAGTCTGAAGTGTATTATTGTACCAAACTTGAATGGTACCGGTATCTATCGGATAATCTGCTAATATATATGTACCTTCGTTATTAGCTACGAATTCTTCGGTACGGAATTCGTAATCTATATCTTGCGAATAAGTGGTAATTATTATTTGATCATCTACTTGTATAGAACCTGATAAAAATGTAATTGTAGAGCCAGACAATTGATACTCGGTATCAGAATTTACACATAGAATAACAATTGCTGCACCATTTAATATTGGATTTGGAACAATTACAGGTGTATCGCCTACAAGTATAGTTTTTATGAAATTTATTGTTTTTGCAGATAAATCTAAAATGTAATCAGTGTCTGAGGTTAACAAGCAACTGTCAACATAGACCTGCGGATACCCACTAGATGCACCGGTTAAGTCTATATCTATAATGAATTCAGCTTGATATCCGTTACCAACCCATGTTTCCATTAAAGGAGGTTGCATAATTTGACCATTTTTTCTCACTAGAGTAGATACATACGGTGGTTCCGTGCCAACTGGAGCTGTAGTGATATTGTATGTTAATATTGAAGAATTTGTAAAGGTGATCATAGTCTCGGTAACTTGAGAAAAACTGCTGTTATCAAATGTTGCAACGATTATTGTCGATCCATATGCAGGCGGCGGCACTATATCTATGCCTGGTGACGGATTGCTAAAATATGTGAAACCTGGAGTACCATTAGGTATAACAACGCCATCTATTACCACCATAACACTATTATTGGTAATATTTAAATTTGGTATAACCTTGTGAAACGAAATTCCGTCTCCTACAAAATTGTACAAATTCAAGTTGTCTGTAAATGACAAATTAAACTTTGCATCTACACCATACCCGTAATCCCATGCATAATCATCCCATTTTCCTGTATCCCAATATGCACCGTTGTTTTGAACTCCGCTGATATCTGATTGTGAAACTGGCTGTATTGGTAACTGAGGATATAAACCGGGGTCATATATACTTACAGTCAATATATCATTTTGATCACCGACTGATTCTACTTGAATCTTAGCAGGTCTAACAGTACCAATTGTTTGAAATGGTATATTAGCACCTAATGTTATGATGTCTCCTACACTATATCCACCGCCGCCTGATACTATATATGCATTAGCTACTGAACGACTACCGCCGCCGAACCCAATACAAGTAATATAAAGTATTTGACCTGCAGCAGGTGTTTCGATTAATACCAATCGTTTTGTGTCAAAGTTAACAACGGCATCGCCCCCTGCACCTATACTTAACAGAGTACCGTTAAGATACGCTAGCACAGATTGATTGCTCTGAGGAACTATTAATAGATCAAACTGATCTGTTACACCATCGGTTTGATATACACGGGTGCTAACAAGAGGTCTCCCGCCATTTTTTATAGAATATGTATCCATGATTAAACAATCGCGGGGTAACATAGGATACAATTCTTCTGGATGATTATCATCTACATATGGTTGTATAAATTGATAACCGTCGTATATAGAATCACTGAGATCGTATGACGGTTCTTGGAAGGTAGTACCTATATAAAGAATATAAATGTTTGGAGTAGAGCTGCTCGCAGGCGGTGTAAAGAATTGTATATAGCTGCAATCCCATACTATACCTATAGTAGCATTTGTTCCGCTACCCGGATATACTGATGGGTAAACAGTTTGATATGGTCCCGGGGTTACAGTGTTATATGAGCCTTTACCGAGTATTTTAACAGACGTTATACTTCCATGGCTCACCGACAATACCTGCAATCTAACAGGTACAAGTCCAGATCCTGCTACTACATTGATTTGATCTCCAACGGAATAACCTGATCCGCCATTAACAACATATGCATCTAGTGCATATGTTGGTATGATCCAATCTACGCCATATAATTTTAATGATCCGTCTGCCCAAACTACTAAATTGTTTGGATTTTGTGCACCAGGTAATAATGGAAATGATATGCTGCTGCCGTTGCCTATAGCTGTATTATAATTTGGAATCTGACCGCCTTGTATAATTTGATCGAGATATGCGTCTATCACAAACTGATTTGCATCCCATCCAATTAATCCTCCCCACGGACCGGCTGACCAACCTGGTTCAGTTTGGAAGCCTAAATTTCCTATAGTCTGACCTTTGTATAAAACTCCTTGCATTAGATCTGAAATAATATTTGGTATCATACCTGGTGTTGGCGCATAATATTCGGCTATTCTTGTCTGTGCTCCAAAGTTTTCATTGATGCGTTCAGCTGACCAACCAAAAATTGACCAACTATCTCCCCAACCCGGAACTAGTGCAGGTGTACTAATTCTATCAAATATTATTTTAGTAGAAAGTTGTCTAACTAAGGATGGGTCAATATATTGTTGCACTGATATAGATGTTGAAGCAGCATAGTTATTGAACCATGCTTGATACGTTTCGTAATATGATGTCCCTTCTAAATTAGAAGATTCTACGGCTATATTTCCGGGTAATACTGCAACATTTGGCGTATTTGTTGTTAGATACGCATATGGGACATCAAAATCAACTACCGATACATTACCATAATTTAAAGCAGAATATCCGTTTGTGTAATTTTCTATTTGTGCGTGATACGGTTTAGCTTCATTAATAAAATCGAGTATACTCTGCGTATTATCAACTGCAAGTAATGGCGGTTGTCCAAGATTCTGATTAAATCCTGTAAAGACCATATTGCTTGTTTTGAATATCCAGTCTGCTTGCAATTGTTCTGAAACAACATAATTAGTCATTGCAAAAAACAACGTATTCAGTTCGATGCTGTTTGGACCCGGATATATTGCATAATATATGCCGTCAATGATATTCGCGAATTCTGTAGAAGCATTGTCATCAAAACTTGGAGTAGGATTGAAAATATTTCCAGTTCCTGCACTGTCAAATGGTGCTCCGTCAAAGCCGCCAAAATTCTCGGCCCATTGATATATTGAAGGTAATATTTCAATACTACCGTTCTGTTGAGCAACCAGCGCCCAACTACCACCTAAAAATGCATACCATTGATAATTTCCATCGCCGCCGTTAACTACTTCGACAATCTGCCCTGCAGAAGGATTGATAATGGTATCTAATGCTGCAATTGTTGGTACACTTTGAGTTGGAGTATTTGTATTATTATATCCGGCTGCATACCAAGTTACATAATTCCAATATCTCGATGTATTATATGCTTGAATTTGAGTTATTGTCCAAATTTCATTACCAAGTGGTGTATATTCCCATATAGTCCATAAACTTAAAGTTGTGCTATTTGAATCAACTAAGATTAATTGCCCGGGTATTATAGCCCCAATTAATCCGTCTCTCTGTGCAAGGTCTGCTACCTGATAGTCCCAATTAGTAATGGTCTGAATTGCTGTTACATTGATAGATTGAACAGCTATTGATATGCCATTGATTTCTCCGTCGCTAACAGTTGTTACAACTGGTCTACCATTTATGCTTGTTGATAGTTGGAATGTTGTTATGGTAGGTGTACCAATGACATAATATGTGGTTCCAGACGTATATCCAACAATACTTCCGCTCGAAAATGTACCTGTTATAACAACTGCTTGTCCTACAGCTAAAGGTGATATTAAAGTTGCACAAGAAAAAATACCTGTTACTGTAATAATAGCAGGAGACGAGATAGCAACATCAGAATTTGCAAATGTGTTTAAAATCACAGGTAGATATTGATAATTAGAGTAAACATTAAATGTTGTTTGACTTAAAATATCGAGAACGTAATATGTATTACCGGCTATTAATCCGCCAACAGAATTGGAAAAAACAATTGGTTGACTAGGCTTCATACCTAATGTACTGTTTACGCTGATGTAACTAGTAGAAGTACCTATAATATAATACAATGTATTATTTGTGATATTTGTTGCAACAGTATCTGACACAACAGATGTTGTAAGATTTATTGCATATCCACCTGGAGTATCAGATATAGTAAATTGAGTTTTGCTGATAATTGATAGTACGTAATATATGCTATCTTTGTTTATCTCACCAAATGAATTATTGAATTTTATTTCGTCGTTGATTGCTAGATTTTCTGTGGTTACAGTTGTCACGCAACTATGAGTAATTGATGTTACATTTAACGAAATAGACGTGTATTGAACAGGTAGCGGCTCGGCAGCATCAAAATAATTACGCCAACTTGATTTTGCAGGATCATATACTATAGGAGTTGTGCTAGATGCAACTAGACTATTAAATGTATCAACAAATAATGCACTAGCACTTTCTCTGTTAACAAACCATGTTTGACGTGGTCTAATAAACGTTCCGTATCTATTATAGACATTGAGATGATAATCTGGTACATCATTACCTAATCCATCAAACGTAACAAGGCTGACTTTTAATCGAGACCAAACGGTTGGATTAATTGGACTAGTAGGATCTCCCTCACGTATCAATTGCCATTCACTATAAATGTTTTCGTTGTTAGCTTTAGATGTGTAATTAATACGTTGCGATATTTGCACCCCATTGAGAAGATTTTTAATATTGCCTAATATTATGCTATTATTACTGATAGCAGCATACCATGGTACATTTGTTAAGCTTGGATTTTGTATTAGATTAGATATACCTTGAGTAGATAGAGATCTTGAAATAACAGCTGGCGGCATCGTACTATTGCCTACCCAGAAATAATAATATGTTGTTGGATTATTTTGTGAATCATATTGATTTATTTGTGACCAATTAAACGTACTGATCACAATACCAGATGGTACAAGTTGATTACCGTTTACAGTAATCACAGTACCGTTTGCTACAGCAGTATCCCATTCAGTAGGGGGAATACTGCTTTGTATCCATTCATATACTATTACGGTAGTACCAGGTGCTATTTGTCCCCAAGTGTTGATTCTATAAGACTCGTCGCCTTGTTCATAATCTATGTATCTTACTTGTGAAACATCCCACCATGTTTGCCCAAGTTGAGCACTGCTCCATGCTAATGTAGGATTGACTAAAAATCCAGATGTATCTCCGCTATTATATGTTGCTGGATCAACGTCTGTTATATAGTTTAGTTCTTGCTGTGCTTGACCTGGTATTCGTCCTTTTACAGGATCAAAATATTCTAAACTTGCTAAATTTTCCCCGGTATTTAAATTGAAAATTTGACTAGATTGTATTAGATTGGTATCTACTTGTAAAGGTTGTTGCCTATATGCAACAAATCCATTTTGTGTATAATTGTATACGGTCCATGCATTTGGTACGATACCTCCTTGATCAACATACACTAAATTACCTGGCATGTATCCGCCTGGAGGAGCACTGGTATCTCTATCAAATATACTAGCAAATCTCATAGGTCTATAAACCCAGATAGTTCCACCGGTACCTGGGACAAAGGTGCTAAGGTCGATATTAAATGTTGTGGGAGTAACAGAGTTAATAATGTAGGTATTATTAATTTCTGGAACGCCGTTTACACCGAATATCACACATATATCACCATTAAGAAGACCGTGGGGCTCGTTGGTCACTATTGTAGTAGGTTCACCAAACACTTGACTTTGTATAGTATACGACGGTTGACTTATTGCAACAGCTAGTATCCACATCATCCATTCGCCGTTATCGGTTATAAATTGCCAAACAGTGTTGTAAGGATTTAGCGGATTATTAGTTGTACTTTGTTGCAAATATAATCCTAATAAATCATTAGTATTCACTGCATAAAAATTTGATTCACCTAATTGAGCATATCCTGCTGTTGGAATATCAGATGAAGGGTCGCTTGCATATGACGATCTAAGACCAAATATGTTTGTGGTATATGTAGCAGGAGGAGTAATGAAAAGCGGATCGTTAGCAACTAAATCAAAAACATTAGAGAATTGATTATTGCTGGTTGCACTGAAAAATCTTATCCATTGCGGATCATAATTTATATCTGCTTGAGGAAGAATATATTCCATTTCTACATTCAGTGCTGTAGCACCATAAGTACCAACTCTTATCATCCATTCATCGTAATAATTAAAGGTACTACCTGTAGGTATTACAGTACTACTACGTAACAATGCATTAACTGTTGCTAGAGTTCCTTTTTGACGTATAAATCCTTGATAAAATTGAAATTCAACTGACTCATCTAATAATAAATTTTCTAAATAATTTCGAGGTTGGTATCCAATTAAATGCTTTGAAAGATTAGCTATATCTTGATCATCTATTGCACCAAGAGTGGTAGACGATGTTATTGTATTTGTACCACCGTATGTGATTTTTTCGTAATTTTTCGGCTCATCGATATTGAAATATCTAGTAAAATCGCTAGCAGTTTTTTCAAAATTGTTGGTCATTGTCCATGTATTTGACGATATTGTTTGGCCGTTGACCGTTACGTTGTTTTGTATTACTATATAACCTGGAGCATCTATTGTACCATCCCATCCGTTAGCACGATATGTATAGATTTTTATACGTTGCTGTTGTAGATTATAAAGAGGTTGATATATTACATCTCCAAATGCTGTTAAATTATCGAAAAATACCGCATGTTCCATAGTTGTAGTAAACAACCGGAGGCCATATACACCTTGATCGTTGTTTGGTTGTATTGTGATTGTGCCATTGTCTCTCAAAACATTGAGATTTTGCGATTGAATTGGATTACCAGCTTTATCGACTACAGGGTATGTACCTGCAATAATTCCGTTTACATATTGTATCATACCTACGGATTGAAATAGCTGCGTAGATCCTGCACTTGGGCTCAACGCGATTATAGTACCGTTAGCCCAAGATCCCTGTGCCCAAAGTAAGAATTCTTTTGCGCTTTGGCTCCAATTTAAGACAGCACCAGCATTAACGTCGTATTGTTCAAATACCCAACCTTGGCTAGTGAGCCATCTACCATAACTGATTAGAAAATCATAAACTTGTTGATAACTTGTCATTACGGTGTTGTATAACACTACATTAGTAACGTTGATTTGGCCAGATTGATATTCAGTAACCTGTTGATTACCGATAACAATGTTAACCTTAGGTCCGGCTGTATTTGATGGTATGGTTGTGAAATATGGATTAACAGCGTCATACCCATATACTGTCCAACCGCCGTTGATTTGCTGAATAACAACTCCGCTATAAACATATGTTCCGGTACTGGTGCTTCTATAGAGATAAGTGCTGATATTTTCGGATGGTACTATTTGACTGTTATAACCAAGCTGTCCAAAACTATCAACTACAGCTCTAAAATTGGTAGTATTAATATAACCTGCCATTCGATGAGCCAATTGAACATTGCCACCTCGAATTATGCTACCGATATAATTGGTCACAGCTAGACCTTGAGATACGATATATTCGGTTATCCATACTTCAAAACCTGCACTAGCAAAATATGCCAAATTAGATTCGTTGGGAACATTTACTCCTGTAACTAGAGTATTAGGTGTTTCTCTATTGATGTAGAATTGATTGCTAGCTCGTCTAGTGTTTGTATCGATATAAATCCATTGACTTTCTGCGGTATCCGAATATATTTGTTCAGTTCGTAAACTATCCCAGGTATATTCAATAAATGCAGCAGGTTTCATCAAGTACCCGGTAACAGATTGAACAAATGGATAATATTGAGAGTGTATCCATGCTGACTCAACCGGTCCTCCGTCACCAAATACCCAAGGAGCTTGCGCTGCATGAACAGTTGGTAGGTAACCAGCGCATCCTGCTTGAACTGGAGGTAGCAAATTGCCTTGAGTATCAACTGGTATGCAGCTCAATAACCCAGGACGAGCCCATACACTATATGTTCCTGCTCTAGGTCCTTGGCGTATAATGCCATTAGCTAAGTCTTGCCACAATGCTGTGTTACCACTAGTATAAGGCGCTGCGCCGTATTGAGATGTCCACCACGATGGTTGTTGAGAAAATCCAAGCATTTCCCACGGGCAAATATGCGGACGATCAGTATCATAGAACCAACGGTATATTCCTTGCCATCCTCCTGGAATAGGATTTCCTTGCGGATCAGTAACTGTACTATAATTGTAACTAAATGGGTCATCAGAATTATAGCCGGTATTTGATTGCCAATCTACCTGATTGTTTATTGCCCATTTATCAAATGCGCCTCTCTGTAATTGAATGTATTCAGCAGCGGTATAATCAGTTGTTCTCCAGCGACCCGGTTTATACGTTGTTATATCAAAAACTAGAGTTGTTTCAGGATTACTATATTGAGGTGGTAAGTTGTTAAACATGTTTAACTCAAATTGTAACCAAGCTGCTGCAACTGGATTTGTTAGTTGCTCTGGGTTATCAGTCATCTGCTGATTGTGAAGTATTGTTCCTAGCTGATTACCTTGATTATCTACCATAACAATACGTGCACCGTCGTGAGTTTGTATTGTTAGCTGAGGGGTTAGATAGCTGGTATCAAAGTATACCATAGGTTGAAAAGCAGAGGTAATACCTAATCTAGTAGCAGTTGCTGGGATATATAAAGGCGTAGACGCTTGGATCTGTCCATATGCACCGGGATATCCTCCATACCCTGTATTTGCCCACGGAGATGCAGGAGTTTTCCCAATATTAATTTGATTGAGAGCTGTTGTTAGCCACAGTGCGGTATTGTACGGATCACACACAGATGGATCACTGTTTGCTGAAAAACCTTGCTGAGTAGCAATGTTAAACAACGCACGAATTAGTCGATTATAAAATCTAGTATAACTATTTTCTGCATATTGCATAGATTGAACAGGATCAGTTGGTGCAGTTGTTAGGTTAACATTTGACAACGGAACTGAGTTAAGCAAACTCAATTTGATCATTGGAGCTCTATGTTGTAGAATACTAAGGCCTAAACCTCTTTGCTGTGCAGTATCTCTATAATTGTTTACACCTAATGCCGAGCCAACTATACCAGTTTGATTTTCAATAATTTCTTGAAATTGTTGCAAAAACTGACTTCTACTAACTGTTGTTATTGGTAGATTATTTGGGTTTGCGCTGATGTTCAACGGAATTTGATAGTACCCCGTTATATTCTCAGGTGCAACAGGATTCCACGATGCAATTTCGACGATGCTCCCTGCTGGTGCAGGAGATGTAAGAGTCACTACATTATTGTTTATAGTATAATCGATGCCGTTTATTAATAATGTCTCTGTTTGGTTGATATTAATATAAACGAATATTGTAGGTAATGTATTGATTTCTTGTACAGCTGGGGTTTGGTCTATAGTGAATACCGATGTTGCAGCTGAAATTACAAATTCATTTATGATATATTGTCTGCTTAATTGCGGTGCGGTATACCAACTATCAATATATGTAGTTGAATTGTTTACTCCTACTTTTGCAAACAGATACCCGTTATATTGAACTCGCTGAGAATTGTTAACATATGTAATGATATCTGTTTCTAGATTGTTGTTGAATACCCAATCACCAAATTGGTCAAGTTCTAATGATTGACCTATATAAGGATCAATTGGTTGATTAGGGTCTATTGCATATGAAAATACCTGGCTTCCTGCAAAATTACTACTTGGGTATATGCTAGGATCATTCAATGAGTTCCCGTCTACATCGTATAGTTGGAACAGAGGTGGTGTTAAACCTATCAATTGTTGACAATTAGTAGTCCATTCGCTGTTATTGTATAAGATGTTAAGACCTTGATATTTTCCAAACAATACAACAGCTCTGTCCCCTTGCGACGGATCTCCGTTTGGTAATTGACATCCAAATGTGTCAACTGTTAATTGTATAGCACCGTTAGACACACCACTTACAATTAAAATTTTGCCTGCTACATCTGGGTGTTGATCAGCGATACCCAATATTCTCATACCATCTTGCAATGGTATTTGATTTATTGACCAAAACGGCTGTCCTACAATTGTACCGAATAAATTTGTATTTGTGTTGTCGACTATTGTTATAGTACCGCGATTGTTTGTTCCGTAATTCCACAATTGAGTATTAACATCAAATTGCAATATAGGACGTTGTGCTTGAATTTCTGACAAATTAGATACAGAAGAATTAGAGATAGCTATGACTTCTATGTGAAACCAGCGATTTCCTGCACTCCACTGATTATTGTCGACACATCCTCTGGCAATAGTTGCATATAATGGTGATGATTCTAAATCACCTCCCCAACCATAAAGATCCCAACCTCCGAGATCCCAATTAGTTGATGCGGTATCAGTAAAATTAATTAATTGAATGGATCGCCCAACGTTTCCAATAATAAATTGCTGTCCGTTTAATGATAAGGTGAGATCATTAGTTGGTATAATTTTAAGACCAGTTGTAAAAATTAGAGGTTTATCGGGTGTAAATGTAGCTAATGTGTTTGTAGATGTGTATAAAGCTGTACCTACGTAAGAAAACGATACCTGCCCTACCGCTGTGTTCTCTAAATCGGTTGTATCATACAACACTATGGCATCGGGTCCATTGGGTAACCAATAATAGTTTGAGTAATTAACAAACATGTCTAGGTCTATTGGCGGACTCCAAGAATAATATTCTTGACTAAAAAGACGACTATGATTATTGGTTAATGCCCCTTGAAATGCCAGTTGTCCAATTAAATCCTCATAAAACATAGCGTTAGTGAGTTCTGGATTATTATAAGGATTACTCACAACCGTAGGGTCTAATTGGTAATTCTCTCTATTTGAATCTGGTTCAGGAATGTAAAAATCAGTTGATGAATTATACCAAGGAGGTATATGTCCTACATAACCATCGAGAAATTCGACGCTTTCTGGTTGAAAGAGATGATTAACGGTTGCATTAAAAACCTTTTTTAATGCGTCTGTTTGCAAATACCCTGGTAGAAGTTCTATTGGGTATCTTTTGATATACGTATTATCGATGTTAGCCATTGCTATTAGTTATTCCTAAGACCGAATCGTTTAAACTTTGAACAATTTGTACGTTATTAACCGTTGCACAACTAATTGGTATTTGATCCGGACCGACTTGAATTTCAAATAAATCGCCAAATACAGCCTGTGCACTTATTGGCCTCATTACAATCGAACCTATTATTGTTGCAAGATTTTGATGTACATATGCAGCCATTTCTGTAAAGAAAAAACTATCACCAAAATCCCAATTGCTAAGTGCAAAATATTGATTTATTGATTGTATAACCAAACTTTGTATTTGATTGTTTGTAAATGTGGTTCCTGGCACTGGTACAACAAGAAAATTTGCCTGTAATTCAGGCGCTGCTTGCGGCCCGAACAACAATACATAGGTCACTGGATGCCATACCATTTGATCTGTCATCATAGCATATTGATCTAAATTACTAAAATTGGCTGCAAGTTGTGCACTGGTCTCTGGTACCGGTAATGTTGATAAACTTCCGTTGGTAGCAATCCAGTTTCTAAGGTTTGTATCGTATGCAGATGTTAAAACGTACATATCTATTACGTTTGTAACAGCAGGATTAATTCTTTGGTCAGTCGGTGCATAATGTACCCATAAGAAGCTTAGATTATTACGACCGATTCTAATTTTATAATTAGAGGTTACATCTACGAGTGTTCCAACTACTTCAGCTGAAATACTTTGATATTGATACATAATACCTTGACCAAATGTTTGATTGGTTATATAAACTATTTTTCCTGGAGTCCAATATGTGTTGATCACAGTTTGGCCATTGATTATAACAGTGATCGGCGGCAATTGGTTTACATTTTGAAATATTTGTGTTAGTGGTATTTGTATAGGTTGCCAATATTGGTATCCACTGGAATCGGTAGTATTAACCCAAAATAATAACAGTTGTGGTGTGTAACTTGGATTTACTACCTCGTTATACTCTGTTGGATCATTTGGTACGCCATAATTATTACTTTGCCACATGGTAACACGTACACTACTTGGATCAGTATAGCCGTCGGGGTCTATTTGTTGACCTATAATTTGCCACAAATAGTCTTGTCCTAACGATGGCGCTGGGTAAAAACTCAAAACAGCATTATATTGTGTTGATGTAGCTGCATTATTTAATGTTATGGTATTACCCATAACATTTAATACAGTTGTTGCTACTGGTATACCAACACCTATGACAATTTGTCCTTGAGTAATGCCAATGGTCGAGTCAAGAGTTATTGTGTAGCTTCCTGTTGATAAAACAGGCGCAGTAGAAGTTACAATTTCGGTTTGACTATTCGAATTTGTACCTAATATATTTATAGAATCATAATTTGCTGACCCTGTATTAGGGTTAAATGATTTTTCAAAATTATCAAAATAAAATTGATTTTGCGATGCACTTTCGAAAATGTATCTAGATGCTCTGCTGTTAACGACCCATCCTGCACCGTTCCATGTTACCAGTAATAGCCAACTGTTGTCTTTATTTGTGTTACTAGTATCGCCTGCATATTGCATACTAAAAGTATCAGACGAATTGAGGTCTGCAGTTGGTATTACTATCCAAAAATCTAAAGTTCCTGAACTATTTGGTATACCAGCTTGTGCATAACGTATACCAAATGTTGTTTGCAATGCCATTGCTGCTGCAATAGAATTAACTGATGTAGGAGTTAATGTAGTATTGAATTCTGGTATAATTTGTATAGGAATATCATTACTAGCAACTGGAATACTCAATGTAATAGCTCCAGGCCCTGCATTTGGTCCAACTGTTATACCGTTGGTAGAGCCTGTTAAATTTATACCGGTTCCGTTTCCAATAATACCTACAACCGATGCATATATTCCGCTGGCAAATTTGATTATCGAGCCTTTGTTTATGTACGCCAATACACTATTCACAGGGGCAGAATTACCAACTTGAACTGCTACGTCTCCTACATAAAATGCTCCAGTACAAGTTTTAGTTGAGCTTGTAATACTGGTCCAGCTATATTCGCTTGGTATATTGATTGTTGGGTAGTAATAATAGTAAAATTGCTTTAATTCTGTAGCCGTTGTTTGATCGCCCAAACTACCATTTATCATAGGTTGTATTTGAGTATTGACTATGATTTGATAATTTATTCCTGCATAATTTGATATTATATTGGTATTGAGGTCAGTTTCGCTGTAAAAAATACCGTCTGTGCAAACTACATTTAAATCATTATAATTGCCAGTAGGGTCGTTTATATTCAGATATCTACTTTGGCCACTATAAAATCTATTCACAGCTTTGACTTTGAGTATAGCAGCCTCTGATAATGGGAACAAATTGTAATCCTCGCCGTTCGCCATTCTATCTTGCGTGTAGTAAGTTTGAGGAGCATTCAACGCTATTTGTTGGTCAGGTTCACCGGCTTGCGCATTTGTAACGGTATATTGAAGATTTACCGCGAAAGCAACGTTCCAAATATTGTTTAAATTATCTGCATAGCCAAATGCAAAAACTTGGTTTAAAATATCATTAGGGGTAATTTGATATGTTAAATTATTACTGACTCTGTACCACACACGAACAATTCCAACAGGTACATTACCAAATGTACCGTCAGCAAACCTTATGCTTATTTGGTCGTTCCCTGCAACGTTTCTGCTTATTACACTGTATATATTGCGTATGCTATTAGCTAGACTGTTATAGATAATGTTATTACCTACTACAGCCGGTACCTGCGTCCATTGACTAATAACAAGACCGTTATTATCTATAAGTTGCACCCAAACATCTGTTTGATTAACGTTATCTGCATTTACATCGATTATACGATTAGCTATTGGTTGATCACATGCGTAATCTTGATATTGCATGGTCCCTTGCTTGAAGTAGAAAAAGAATCCGGTATTAGGGCTAGCGAACCCATTTCCGTCGTTTTGATAAATTATACCCCAACTGTTTAACGGATTCGGCGATACCTCGTAAAATGATCCTGCATTAAGTAAATTGGTTGTTGTACCAGAATCAAAACTAACATTTATTAATTCACAATTAATTGTGTTACCGGCTGCTGTTGCTATAAAAGGTAGAACACTGGTTGGTATAGATGTGTTATTCATTTCATAAAGTTGGGTTTGAATACCGTTTACTACGCCAGACTGTGTTGGCTTACCAAATGTGTTGGTGCTGTTCAAAGTAGCATTCAATACCAAGATGAATTGCTCATACCAATTTGGGTTATTTAGATCATTCCAATTGATTCGAATATTTTGAAGATTATTACCGTCAGCATCTATGATAGGTTGATCTGATATAATAGAAGTGATCTGAAGTAATCCGCTGGCTGGAATGCTGCGTTGCGGTTGATAAGATAGCATTCTAGCCAAACGGAATATGCTATCTCTGCGAGTAGCAGTTTCAATAAAATTTTCGCGAGTGTTTAGATCCATTCTAAACGCTAGACTTTGACCAAGATACGCTAGAAGATCAATTAATGCAACAAATTCGCTGCTTTCGATCCAATCAGTAAAATCCTCTGGATAGTTGAGCCTAATGTAATTAATCATAGCTGTACGAATTGTAGAGAAATCGTATGCACTAAAATTTATTTGTGTATATGCAGTATAGATAACTTGCCAGTCTTGAGCAGCAAATAATTGGCTTTGTCTGACTTGTTGTGTAGTAGCCATTAATACATTTCCTTTTAAGCCATTGCGGCACTTCGATTATCAAAATTTATTTCAAACGTACCGATGGCCTGCCATGGCACGTAGAACAGAGTCATTTGAATACTGAGACCAAATTGTTGTTGTGTGACGTTAATTGACTGTAATTGTACCCTCGGATCATTATTAACGACTTGTTGAGCTTCTGATATGATCAAATCTCTGACTTGATCGATTGGTTCAAATAGATAATCCCACCCCCCAAAACCGTATCCGGGCATCATTACTCTTTCATTTTTTTTGGTGTAAAATTCATTCAACAGATCTTGATTAACGATCGCGATGTCGGCTAATTGCTGACTACCGAAGGTATTAACCGTCGAATAGCCGACGAACATATTTTTACTAGTTAAAGTTGCCATAATGGTATTTATGCAAGTCAAAGATGGTATTTTTGCATGTTGACTGATCAAATATTTTATGTTACAGTTAATTCAGTTCTAAAAAGGATCGAACATGTCGACCATGACAGTCTATGATGTAATTATGGAGTATTTCAAAGAGAATTTTGACACATCTCTTGAAATAACTTTAGAATCAAAATTAATAGAAGATTTGGGATGCGACAGTCTTGATGTTGTTGACTTAATTGTAAATTTAGAAAATAAATTAGATCTTTCTGGAGAAAGTTTTGATTTAGCATTTGCATATGAAGCTGTTACAGTCGGAGATTTAATATCTGCTATCAAGAGAGAATATTCCATTGAATGATAAAAAAGATTTAGTTCTTCGCCGCGTAAGCCTGTTGTGTCTTTAGACCAACAGATAGGCGCAGCGTTCTCCCTTGATTGTTAATATATTGTTCGATAATTAATCTGTCAACGTCGCCCACTGAACTAATAAATGAACTACGATTCCAAAATACATGTCGTTTCCAGAATTGCTTTCGCAGATCAGCTTCAAATTTATTCCATAGTTCGTAACTGGTTTGTTGTTTAATTACCTTAACAATTTGACTCGGACTTATATCAGGTCTAGCAGATACTAGTATATGAATATGATCTTTGTCGTGATTAATTGTATCTATTGAAAATTTATGTGAAGTAGTTAATTGATTTATAATAGATATTATAAAATCACCATAGGTATTCATTAGCGGTTTTCGATATTTTATAGTCAATACAATGTGATATTTGATCGAATATATAGAATTTGTTGTTTTTTGATACATTAAAGTGCTCTTTTTGACATCTGAACTAAATATATTTATGACAATGATTGCGTACAAATATCGTATCTATCCAACAGCAAAGCAAGAAGAACAGCTTGTTGGCTGGTTAGGACAACTGCGATTTGTATGGAATAAGCTACTATCTGACAACCAAACCCAATACGCGGCAACCAAAACATTCGCATTTTTGTTTGAAATGAAGCGCAAATTACCTCAGATGAAGAAAGATTATAACTGGATTGACGCTCCGTCACAAGCACTTCAGAATAAAGTGTTTGACCTAGATCAGGCGATGAAAAATTGCTTCAAATTTGGACGCGGGTTTCCGAAGTTCAAATCAAAACACTATGATAACTCGGGTATTGAAATATCACAGGTTGCGCAAATAGACAAAGATACTAACCAAGTTACTTATAGACAAATTAGGTGGGATGACCAAACCATAAGTATACCAAAACTTGGCAAAATGAAGTGGGTGTATCATAGACGAATTAAAGGTAGATTGCTATCAATTACAATCAAACGCGATGTAGACCAGTGGTATGTATGTTGTTTGGCAAAACAAGAAGCAAATAAAAACAACGCAATAGTAGTTGATGAAAAAGATTGTGTTGGGTTAGATCTAGGCCTAAAGGATTTCTTCGTATCAAGCGATGGTCCAGTAGCACCAACACCAAAAATATATCGAAGTAAGCAAGAAAAACTAAAGCAAAGACAACGTAGGCTGTCACGAAAGAAGAAAGGCAGCGCAAATCGCAACAAAGCACGAATCAAAATTGCTCGGTTGCACAGAACTATAAGAAATACGCGACTAGATTGGCACCACAAATTAAGTAATTTGATAGCCAAGAATTACTCCGTGGTACTGGTCGAAGACCTCAATATCAACGGGATGATTAAAAACAGGAAGCTGGCCAAGGCCATCCAAGATCAGGGCTGGGCTCAATTCGTTACACTGCTATCATATAAATTAGAATGGAATAATGGGTTGTTGCACAAGATTGATCGATGGGCTGCTAGCACTAAGACCTGTAACTGCTGCGGATCAAAGAAAACATTAACGTTAAGTGAAAGAACATATGTATGTTCCAATTGTGATAATGTGATGGATAGAGATCTAAATGCAGCAATCAACATCAAGAATTGGGGAATAGACGACATCAATACCGCAGGAACTGCGGGAATTTACGCCTGTGGAGATACCGCTGTCGGGGATATATCACGTGAAATATCTAGACATGTATCGTTTGAAACAGGAACCATTCCTTCGTTGGAAGGAAGCTGTTGGTCTTCAGACCAACAGTAGTTCACTTGAACTAATAGCAATGGCTATATATTGTGACAGTTACAGACAATACGGAACATGCAGCAACGATAATTGGAAAAAAACCAGTGAAACTCAGCGAGAATTTTGCCGAGGACAAGCCAAGGCTGCATTAGACGTGCTTAAACGCCATAATTTGCTAGTCCAATCTATTTTTTAAGAAGCTGTTTAAACCAATTGACACTAGCTTGGCTACGTGCTAATATGACCATGACAATTAGTAAATAATTGTAAAATTTTGAATTTAATTTAGGATTTGGCAAAAATGGATTTGGATCAAAAAAATATGGACGAAACAATTAGATCTGCATTGATAGATTTTTTTGTAGAGTCTCCTATAGCTCATGGTGAAATTTTTGACGATGGACGTAGATGGTGTACCTTTTGCCAATCACCGAGATTTACATGCGAACCAATCTCTGAAGATTTCTGGGCTGATAAAATGTGCTGGGCCTGTCAAAGCCTTTGGCCAGAATACATTGAAATGGTTGTGAATGGCATGATAACGGATGATGATTTTTCTGATACCATACCTACTATACTACTAAATTAATCAAATTTATGATATCCGTGCTAAGAAAACCGCGTGTTTTTTGGACACGCGGTTCTTCATAAATATGGTAGCATGGCAGATATATGGATCCTTAGCAGGAAAAATGACGAAGAATATGAAAATCGTCGTCTTTTAGAATCATTTTCAACTCAAAATATCGATAGTATATTAGTTCATCCAGACACCTTAGATTTAGTCGCGAATAGAAAAGATTTACCAAATGTTTGGTTAGATGGCAAACGAGTTGAAATGCCTAAAGCAGTTTTGGCTAGAACAGGTAGCGGATCGAATTATTTTTGTTTAGCCGCTATGAGACAACTAGAAAATATTGGCATACCAGTTATTAACTCTAGTGCAAGTATCAATCGGGTTAAAGACAAATTAGAAACTAGTCAGCTTTTAGCTAGGCATGGTATTCCGATACCTAAAACCATGCTTGTACGATGGCCAATCAATGAGGATATAGTTGACAACGAAATTGGATGGCCGTGCGTGGTAAAGGTAATAACAGGGAGTCACGGTAAGGGAGTGTATCTTTGTAAAGATCGAAATAGTTTTGCAGAGCTTATGGAATTAATTAATAGTCTCAGTACCAATAAGAGTATAATTATACAAGAATATATAGGGTATAGAGTGGGAACTGATCTTCGTGTATGGGTCGTAGGAGGCAAGGTTATAGGAGCAATGCAGCGAACCTCTGCTAACGATTTTAGGGCTAATATATCAAACGGAGGCACAGGCGAGCCATATATTTTAACGCCTGAAATCGAATTTATATCTCGAGAAACTGCTCGAATACTTGATTTAGACATAGCTGGCGTTGATTTATTGTTTGATAAAGACGGTTTCAAAGTTTGCGAAGCAAACTCTAGCCCGCAATTTTTCGGCATCGAAACCTATTGCAATATGGATGCTGCTCGAGCAATAGTTGACTATATCAATTTTCGTATGTCCTGATAAGAACCTAGTTACTTGTTAGGTAATATTTTCGTTATTATACCAGACGGCGCTTGGCCAAGTTTGTTTGTTATCGATGATATTGTAGGTGTTGCATTAGATACCACTGGTACAACGTCTGTAAATGGCGCCGACATAAATTTAGTAACTTCAGCAAGACGCCTCTGAATAAGTTGTGGTACAACTTGGTTATTACCGTTAAGTGTCCATTGCATCCACAAATTTGGCACATTTTGTAGATTTTTAGCTTTTAGCTGTTTAATTACCTGACTATTGGTAAAATTATTTTGTCCTATATTAAATGCTAGACTACACAACATGTCGTATTGTGTTTGTGTAACTGATACATTTGCGATTGCAGGCCTCATCCATGATTGAACGGTTACCATATCTTGTTGAAACAATTGACCGATTAATTGTTGGCTTAAAGGAAAATCCAAAGAATACTGCGATCCATTTATAGATACTTGTCCGGTACTGATCTCAACTGGTGTTAAATTATGTCCGTAACCTATCTGAGAAACCGGTGGTGATCCTACGACAATTGGTATATAACTTCCATTTTCGAATCCAACCATAAATTGTGCACCTGCAGACGACAACTGTAAACTTGCAGAGGATTGTACAGCCGTATTTGATACTGGTCCTTGATAAGCATATACTGGCTGATTTTGATTATTATAACCAGCACCCTGATAAATGCCTGCAGGCATGTTAGCTAGAGGAGTACCGATAAGATTCAGAGGTTTACTACTGTTTACTATTACTTCACCGGGGCGCAATCCAGTCTTCGTATTAACTGATGTTGCATTTTGGATACCGTAAGAATTTCTTCCCCCGTGATCGTCATATGGTTCGTGATAAGGGAGATGATAAACGATGGTTTCAGTAAGAACAGGTATAACATTACCAAGAGTATCTAAGATCCCATCTTGTTGATTAATACTAATAGGTGTACAGGCTTGAACCGCCGGGACCGCCGGCGTTGGTTGTGCACCATTTAAATCTATACGTGTACTATATAAATTAATACCTCCTCCTGCACCTACTGAGTAATCTTGCCCTGCACTGGTATGCAAATAACCGCTGGCAACTTGATTAAAATTAGAACCAGATGTGTCAAAAATACTACTACCAACATATCTATGATGACATGCACCAGATGTTAAAAACATAGATTGGCAAGTCCATAAATGCATACTATTAACCGCTTGAATCTTAATATAGCCATTATTGGTATTTGAGCTGCAACCTGCTACAGATTGCGGAGCAAACTGACTATCTCCTGTTCCGGGTGTTGGTGTTGGACCTCCAGAACCAAGAAGATCTGGTCGTTCTAAATACAAGTTTGATTCTTTAACTCTTCTAGAAGCAACACTTGCCGGTCCAGCTTGGGCAATAACGTTAGCTGCACCTTGAAGATCTTTGTTGATTATAAAATTGGTAATACCTGATCCTATCATACGCGATAGAGTAGCAGGACTATTATAATACACACTTGTTAGAGCAGCTTGTTGATATGGACCTAATAGATCCCACGCGCCGCCGAGTAAACCGTGTGCTCCTGCCATATAAGTTTGAACGTCTATGTTAAGCAATGCCGTAGCTTGTGCATCAGATATTGTACCACTACCAGGTGGATTTGCACTTGAGTTAGGTCTTGTTACCGGTACTCTTCCTGCTGTACCAGTATCAATATATCCTTGGGCATATTCGTTTTGTTTGATTTGATGGCCGTATCCTATACTAACCAATGTTCGTTGACTTGCCGCATCCCAATATGCATTGTTAGATTTGCCTTCTACGCTTTGTAAAAATGGTACCAATACACTTGTAGTGGTAACACCCGGGCTAATTGGTCCGGTTGGTCCTGTTGTAGCAGTTGTTGTTGCAGCAGCAATTGGGTTACCTGGACCTGTTGGGCCTGATGGTATCGAAGGTGCAGGAGATCCTAACGAATTTGATGACGAAAAGAGATTACCAATGCTAGATGATATGCTTGATGTTGAAATAAATGTTGAACCGCTTTGCGCATTTGTTGATGTAGCCGATCCCGACGGTATGCCCCCGTTTGAACCTGTTTGTTGGGGAGTTGTACCGGATGGGTTAGCAGGTTTTAATTTAGACTGCACATCGTTTGAAAGAACATTGTAATCTCGAGGTATAATGTTATTGTTTGTTGGGTAATTACTTAACGGTATTATTTGATCACCCTTTGCTGTAGCAAAAGTCTTTATTGTAGTTGCAGATGTTGAATTATAAGGTAATATCCACACGTAATTAGATGCAGCCAACGTTGATCTAATAGCTGTTATATTTGCAAGCAATAATGTCTGATCAGTATCGTTCGATCCTACACTGATAACACCATTTACAATGCCACTAGATCCGTTAGAATTACTTTTAACGGCTTGTAATGCGTCGCTTGATGACCATCCAAGTTGTGCAATGGTAGTTGATCCCGGTATACGTTGTGCGATTGCGGCTGCTGTACCATCTCCTATCATTGCAGCTGGACCAACAACTGGAGGAGTAGGTTGAGGTACATTAGCACCCGGATTTACTATCGGTGTCAACGCGGTAGTACCTTTAGCTTTGATATTGATATTTTGCCCTGCTTCGATATTTACATCTTGGTCTGCACGCAAATTCAAACTTCCTTGACTTCTAAGACTAATATCCCCGTATGCATACACGTCAATTTTGCCACCTGCATCCATGCTTATCCAGTTTTTACCATCAACTGAATTTAGATAAATGCACCCAGTTGTATCGTTAAGTAATATCTGTACACCGTTAGCAGTTCTTAATCTTATATAAGTATTGCTAGGGTCTTCGTCGAAGACAAATTGACTACCGCCTGGAGTTAAAATACCAGAAACACTATTTGGCGGATCAACCCGGCGAGCGCCTGCACTAGATACCCCCCTGATTATGTCGTTGTTCAACCCTTGTTGAACAAGTTGTCCAGCTAATGGGTACAATGGACGATTTTGAGGTTGACCATTTTTTTGCGTAATTTTTTTATTGTATTCTGCTGTCGGTAATGTTGCTTGAGAGTTATCACCAGGTATTCCAGGAACCATCTGGTTCATATTTTGTTGAAATAAACATCCTAGCCAAATACCTCTTGCAGGGTCTCCATTGATAAATGCTACCACTACTTCGTTGTTAATATCTGGAGGAACAAACCACATTCCGTAACTGCGTTGAGTACTTGGCTCTGTATTATCGTTTTTATTATCCCATACATTGCTGGCACCAGCAAAAGGTGCACAATAGTTTACAGTAAACCATGTTTTTGGGTCGTTTGGATCTGCAGACAATTCTGGAATCCAGACTTTTAAACGTCCCATGTATAGTCCGTCGGATGCATCTTTTACAAACCCGACATATATTTTATCCTGAAGTGTTGCTCTGCCAGTTGGTTGTAAAGAATAACCAGGCGGAGAATCTATGTGTCTAGACCATGTTACCATATCAATATTTACCAGTATTTTTTTGAAGGTGTATAATCACAACCCTGTAATTATTCCGGCTCCGGTTACACCATCTGCTGTTGGTGTAACAATTTTTGAAAAATTTGCACTAACTGCAGATGCTGCCGCAGAGATAGCCGTTGATGCTGTCGTCGGTGGATTAGTGGGCGGATTTGACAGTAGATCTCTTTTTGAATCTAGTTTTTGTATAAAGGTTCCGTTTTTAAAAATGCTTTTGACTTTTATTACTTTCCAAAAACCATTCCACATAACTGTTTTATCGTTGAAATTCATCAATCCCGTCGACTCGGCATAAGAGGTACCAGTCCTTAATGTAAAAACATATCCAACATCACCACTATAAAACCACGCTGACGATAATCTAGCTGCTGCCGGCGGAGAATTACCGCTATTGATATAATTAAGTTCGTCTATATTACTAAAACCTAACCAATACGGATCTCCACGTATTTCCAATTCCATACGTGCTAGGCTCTGTGATTTTGCTTCGTTGAGTATACTTGCCATTATAGAACGAGTTGGCGGTGTATTATCAACAGTCTCGCCAGATGTAGCAGTTTGTTGTTTACCGTCTCCCCCTTGTATAGTTTGCTGATTCAACGGTTCACCAGATCCTCTGCCGCTAATTGGGAAAGGATTTGGAGCAAATAATGGGGTGCCAACATCCTCTAGATAGCTAGCTTTTCTAGCTAATGTTACGGGAATAGGTAAATTACCAGAGTTGTTTCCTAAACCTAAAGAATTTTCTAATTTATTAACTCCACTGACAAATGCTCCTTTAACGTATGTTATAGCTGTATTTGGATACGACGGAATTTGACCAGCTGCTGCTGTTGCCGCAGTTTGACCTGGGCTCTGATTAACAGGAGTTACCGATGCTTGTTGAGATGACGAAAATAATTGACTAACCGAATTGTTAGGACCTAATATCTGGTTAGTTTGAGATTGTGCAGCACTCCCGGCTATAGCAGCAGCACTGGTTAGTGCACTAGTAGACGAATTTATCAATCCAAGTAAATTTGTCCCAGAATTATTTGATTGTGCCGGGACCGTAGCTTGTTTCTGAATGTTAGTTTGAGTTTCTGATTGAATAGCAACTCCTGCATTGTTCAGTTGTGGGCCTACGGTAAAATTAGAATATGTATTTTTACCAAGTTGTTGAACAATAGCTAATTGGTCTTTGATGCTTAGTTTTAATTCAAATTTATTGATGTCTAGATTTTGCCCAGTGTATGTCCAAAAATAATGTTTTATAAAATTGTTAGATTGTGCTAATGATAATTGTCGTGCTTGTTGTACAGTCGGTTGTCGAGTATTAGCAGCATTTTGTAAATCTATGATAGCAACACTAGTCGGATATTGTACAAATGTATATGTAACAGTTCTAGGATAGTCATTGAGTTGAGTATCAAACGGACCGTTGATCTCTGACCAACCGTAAATGACAATTAGATTTGCCATACCGTTTGCTTTTAATGACGCAGCACCAATTGTGCCTGCCGAATTATTTGCATTCCCGCTACCAGATGACCAATTCTGCCCATCCTGTGTCATACTGGTAACAAAATTGACAATATTATTAACATCCATACCTTGACCAAGTTGTATCGTTGGATTATTAACATTTCCGTTTGTTGAAAATTGTCTCTGGCTATTCACCGGAGCTGTATCGAACTTCCAATTTTTAGCAAAAGACGTGTTAAATTTATAGGTAATTTTAGGTTTTTTACCTTCGTATAAGTTTGCATTCTGATTTGTCATTTCAACTGCAAGTTGGTCGAAAAATTGACCTATGGTAGAAACTGGACCTATATTCACTGCCTTGTTTAATACCGCTACATGGTCTGCAGTGGTATACATGTTATGCACTAAAAATTTAATCTTATAAGTTGTGCCTGATTCTGTAGTAGTACTTTCGATATCTTTTATATCGACTTGCCACACTTTATAGATATTATTTAGATTTGAATTTGTAACACCGTTTTCGTCATATCCGTTAAACCAAATTTCTAAAAAATAAGAATGACATTGCAGATAATTAGATATACCGATATTACGTGCTGCATTGTATAAATTATCCATGAGAGTAATACCGTATGGTTCAACGACCGTCATGTCTGCAGTTATTTCATTTGTTTGTGGAGTTTTTTCATATCCTGGTAATAAAGTAGTTATCTCTAGATCAATAATGTTATATTGACTGGTTACTCCGCTTTCGGCAATTATTATTTTTCCAACACCATTGCGAAATGTTGATGATGCTGATGATACACCGCTTTTGGTAATAGCTGTTGCATCGTTGTCTGATGTCATGCTCCATCTAATATGATATGTATAATTTGCATTTGAATCTAATATATTCGGTTTAAAATTAAATGTAACATTCTGAGAGACTAATCCATTTTGTATAACAGATGATCCGATGTTAGATTGTGCACTTACTGGAGCACCAACTGCTATTTGTGCTGCTGCTGAATTAATATTAACACTAGCTGATTGGTCTGCCATAGATTATGATCCTGCAAGAGGTAATACAGATTTATCCGGTAGATATATGTTTATACCAGCAATGAGATCGTATATTGGATCTTTTATAATATCTGGATTTCTCATAGCAAATACCCACCAATATCCGGTTGTTCCGTATAAGTCAAAACTTAAAAGATCAGGCCGATGTTGATAATTAGCTGTTACCTGATAATACGTGTCGTTCTGACTAGGTATAATTTGAACACTATTATCCCAACTATCTAGATACGGCAGATAATTATATATCTGCGGAGTAGTGGCATATGGGCTAGTGGGATTATATACGCTTTGACTCATATCCATGTTCCTTGAGTTAACAGATATCCACTCCTAAATTGTCCAAGATTAAATGCTCTGAGCCGTTGAGGTGTATTTTGTACCACCAGCTGAACCGTTATATTAAACACAGCAGGAAGCCAAGCATACCCTACCCAATTGGCTGGATTTCCAGCTACATTAGCAATTGCAGGATTGTATTGTGAAAATTGATTTTGATTGATATTAGCAAATGCTTGTGCAGCAGCTTGCGGTGTTATAGGTTGTGTTGTTTGTGATAAAAGCTGACTTGGCGGCGGCGGAATTATAAAACTGGTATTTTGTAAAGCACTTGCTTGTATCGCAACATAATCCACATCTTTTGGTAAAGTAATTGTAAATTGCGTAACAATCACAGGCAATGCATTGAACATATATTGTCCATACGCATCAAAAAGCAAAACAGGTGGTGGAGTACCTGCATTTGGGTCATTTTGACCGAAATTCATTTTTGATACAGTACGAAGAAAATGTATGCAACCTAATGCATATAGTCCTTCGGTTTGATTTTGTACTGTAAAATCACCTTCTACAGAGAATTTTAATGCAGGAGTTTTGCTATACGAATAAAAATCTTGGTTGGTATGTACAGTTTCTAAATTAGTATAGTTAATATCTTGGCTCCAAGTTATTGTCGGTTGATACGGAAATAGCATGCCACTGGTGTTGATTAGCGGAGTCATTAATCCGTTACCTAAAATCTGAGACAATACTGCAGGTTTTGGTCGTAATCTAACTCTGCGACCGGCTGTATCGTTTAAATTTTGTTGAGCCGGTAACGGGTTAGGTATAGCAACAGGTTGTTGACTAGCAGATACTGTGTTTAACGCAGATGCTAATAAATTTGGAGCAGAAACAGTAGAACCAGCGCTAACTCCTTGTGTACCAGCAGCATTGGTAGTCGACGATCCAGCGCTACTCCAAGTAAATGGATTATACCATTCGAATCCGCCTGGTTGAGGAGGTTGTCCTGCAGGTCCTGCTACTGGGTTAACTTGAGCCGATTGAGAAACTGAGCCAGACATGTAAAATCACCGTTGCATTTGTTAATTGTATATTTATAGTCAAAATTAACCTGTTGATTTGCAAGAAATCTTTTTTGACGAATTACTCATAAATCATTATATTATTTACTAATACATATTTGTAAAGGAATTTAATGTCTATTGCACCTCCAGCTACTAAAATAAAATACTTAACAAATAAGGATTTACTAGAAGAAATACACCGTAGCAAGCTATCATACTGTAGCTTTGTTGACCCTATGCACGCAAAGTATGATTTTATAGTTGCGAATATATCATTAATTACTCAGAAACGAATAGATGATGCAAGAAAAAAGAAACTTGCTGAAATTCAAGCCGTTGAAAAAAAAGAACATATCAATCGTGGGATCAAAGATTTTAAGAGTAAATGGTCAATCGATGATATACCTGCCGAAAGCATCGTGGTTAGAGTTATGACATATGATCATATACCTATCAATCCAGAAAAAGTTGGCAAGGCTAAAACCGAAGGTGAGCGTCATATACGTTGCAATTTTCCGCCATTTCAACATTATATTATGCAAGATGATCAATTAAAATGTGTATTAAAAAGTCACTGGCAAGGTGGATTAGAAAATGGTTATTTTTCAAAAGATCACGGCAAAATGACCAACAAACTAGCAATGATGTTTATGAAACTGGTTGATCGTTATGGTCATAGAGGGAACTGGCGCGGTTATTGTGTTGATACCGAGACTGAGGCTTTGACTACAAAGGGGTTTTTACGTCATGATCAAATAACAGAAAATGATACGATCTTGTCGTGTTGTAACGGTGTTCTCACGTGGTCTAAAATTAAAAGTATCTATCGTGGAGAATTTTCCGGAAAAATGTTTTATCTAACTTCTCCTGGTATGGATGCACTTGTAACACCTAAACATAAATTCCTCACCTTATCGGGATTAAAAGAAGTAGAGCATATTGATCATACAGATACCATTGTACTGTTGGGCAAAGGTGTTTCTGATTTGTCAGCTCTTCAAATAGATGCTATACCAAGACAAGATCTGTATGATATTCTTAATATTTGTAACGGAGAAATGAATCAAGGATTACCAAATAATGTAAGTGCCGGTGGAATAGACTTTCACGGAGGCTGGAGAGGTTATGGTCCGGAAAATTCTCCTGTGGTAGCATACACTGGTATAGTTTGGTGTCCTGAAACAGAATATGGGTGTTTTGTTGCTAGGCGCAATGGAACTATATATTTAACTGGAAATTCATATCTTGAGGAAATGAAAAGTCAAGCATTGTTACAGCTCAGTCAGGTTGGTTTACAATTTGACGAAAGTAGAAGTGATCAACCGAATCCGTTTGCATATTATACTCAGACTATCACTAATTCTTTTATGCGTATATTACATGTTGAAAAGAAAAATCAAACAATACGAGACGATATGTTAATAATGCATGATTCGTCTCCTAGTTGGACACGACAAACTGATGATGCAATCAAACAACAAAAGGATTCATAATACAGGAATTAAAGTTTTTGATTCAAATAGAGTTGTTTGTATCGTAAAATCTATTATACCTCAAATTTTGAATTACTTTGGCTGTGGTGCACGCTTCTGTTTATTATTTGGTATAATTGAAGTAAGTTGCTAACAATGAATTATAAATTTGTTGTCAGTTACTGATATGTATTAAAATTGCATCATACACGCATTTAGAGAGACAATAATGTCTAAAGATCCAGATTTTTCACACGTTTCTATTTTCACTGACATCCATTATGGATTAAAAAATAACAGCAGAGAACATAACGATTCTTGTGAAAGATTTATTAAATGGATGATCGAACAGTCAGAAGATCGTAACATAAAAACTTGTATTTTTGGAGGGGATTTCCATCATGTTAGATCTGCGATTAACATATCAACATTAAATTATTCTGTAAGTGGGTTGAAATTATTAAATGATTATTTTGATCATACAATATTCATACTAGGAAACCATGATTTGTTTTACAGAGACAAATATGAGATTCATAGTTTACCGTATATCACGCAATTCCCTAAAATTACAGTTGTCGATTCTATGAGGGAAATTGGTGATGTTGCGTTCGTTCCGTGGTTAGTAGCAGACGAATGGAAGAGCGTACCCAAGTTGAAAGCTCCTTATATGTTTGGGCATTTTGAGCTTCCTCGGTTCAAGATGAACGCAATGGTCGAGATGCCGGACCATGGTTTATTAAATGCTACACATTTTGTCAATCAAAAACAGGTATTCTCTGGACATTTTCATAAACGTCAAAATTCAGGAAAGATATGGTATATTGGTAACGCATTCCCGCATAATTTTGCAGATGCATGGGATGATGATCGCGGAGCAATGTTTTGGAAACCAGGAGAAACTCCCGAATTTTTAGCTTGGCCAGATGCACCAAAATATCGTACATTAACTTTAAGTCAAGTTGTTGCTAATCCAACCAAATATATTGACGATAAGACTTTTGCTAAGATAACAATTGATATTGATACCAACTATGAAGACGTAAATTTTATACGAGATTTGCTAGAGCATGATTTAAATGCTAGAGAAATACAAATGATAACTGCTAAGGTAAACGAGTTAGATCAGTTAGACGAAGAAGATATCAATTTTGAAAGTGTTGATACCATTGTAATCAGCCATTTACAAAGCATCGAATCTACTGTAATGGATAAAAATGAACTTATACGCATTTATCAGGAGATTTAAGTCGTGCTAACTTTGAAAAATGTGACCATGAGAAATTTTATGTCAATTGGTGCAGTAACACAAACTGTAGAGTTAGATAAAAATGGTTTAACACTTGTTCTTGGTGAAAATTTAGATCTAGGTGGTAATGGATCTCGTAACGGTGTAGGTAAGTCGAGTTTGTTGCAAGCAATCTCATATGGGTTGTACGGACAAAGTCTAACCAATATTAAAATCAATAATCTCATCAATCATATTAATCAAAAGAACATGATGGTTGCTATCGAATTCGAAAAAGATGGTCACAATTATCGAATTGAACGAGGCAGGAAACCAAATTTTTTCCGTTATGTAGTAGATAATGCCAATGTCGACGAAAGTACTGACGAAGCTCAGGGAGAGAATAGAGAAACTCAAAAAGAAATTGATCAATTGCTTGGTATGAGTCATTCTCTATTCAAACATATCGTTGCATTAAATACATATACTGAACCATTTCTTAGCATGGGTGCTCCTAAACAACGAGAAATCATCGAAGAATTATTAGGTATAACTCTTCTAAGTCAAAAAGCAGAAAATCTTAAAGAATTAATCAAAACTACCAAAAATGCTATAGAACAAGAAGAGTTTCGTATTAGAACTATAAAACAAAGTAATGATCGAATAAGAACGCACATAGAAGATATTGCTCGTAAAGCTGATGATTGGGATTTCAAACAGAACAAAATTATTAATGATCTAGGTAACGCTATTGCAAATCTCGAAACTCTAGATATAGATATTGAATTACAATCTCATAGGGATTTAGAACTTTACAATAAACTTGTGGCATCTAAAACTCAGGTAACCAGAGATTTATCTATGAAAAATCGTCACTTACAGCAAATAACGCAACATCTTACTAGCGCATTATCTAATTATGACCGCACAATTAATCATGAATGTCCCACGTGCGGCCAAGAAATACATGACGACGAACACAACAGAATACGTAATGATTTAGAATGTAAAATTGTAGAATTAGACGCACAAGTAAATGCTGAGCAATCAGAAGTCAACGCTAGCAAAGCGCAGCTTGACGAAATAGAGTCGACGTTAATCGCAATGTCTAAACCAACTACAGTTTATTCTAACTTTGAAGAAGCGTTAAACCATCGTAACACGCTTGATCAATTGATTAAAGAGTTAGAACGAGAACTTCAAAGTGTTAATCCATATAGGGATCAAAAAAATAGCTTGTCCGATACTATGCAAGAAGTTGCATATGACAACCTCAACAAGATGGTTAAAAATAGAGAACATCAAGAATTCCTGTTGAAATTATTAACAAACAAAGACAGTTTTATACGTAAAAGGATTATTGATCAGAATCTAGCTTATCTCAATATACGACTTAATGAATATCTTGATAAGCTTGGTCTACCGCATCAAATTAAATTTGTTAATGATTTGTCAGTTGAAATTAGCTTGCTTGGCCAAGATTTAGATTGGGGAAATTTATCGAGAGGTGAATCTACAAGATTAGTTTTAGCTCTTAGTTGGGCTTTTAGAGATGTATTCGAAAATATTACACATGCAATCAATTTAGTATTTGTGGATGAATTGTTAGACAGCGGAATGGATCCACAAGGGCTCGAAGGATCTGTTGGTGTACTTAAAAAAATGGAACGCGAGCGTAATAAGAATGTATTTGTAATATCGCATCGAGAGGAATTATCAAGCAGAGTTTCTAATATCTTGACGGTTTTAAAAGAGAATAGTTTCTCTTCGTTTAGCTGGGATTATACTCCGACTGTTTGAACTAATTCAAATATTTCGTCACGATTGTCTGTAAAAAATTTCTCAAAATCGGTAATTATGTTTGTTTGATAACGAACATGATCGTCAATTTTAAATTTATCTAACAATAATTTGTCAAATACAACAAAACTACCTTTGTGATTGATACGAAAGACTACTACCCAAAAATCTCCATCATCTGCACTGGTTTTTGCTTGCTCTATCCATTTATCTAATAGCGGTACTGCAACGTTTTTGAATAAATTATGAAATGGAAAATCTGAATAAAATTTAGATTCAATTACAAGTTTACGCATATTACTAGGAGGTATTAGATCTGCTTTGAATGTTGCTATTTGTCCTTCATCTAGAGATGCCTTACGGAAACGATTAGAACCTCCCAAAAATGCTCCACTGTTAGGCACACGAATAAATTTTGATCCATATAGCTTTGTTAGAAAATCAGCAATCTTTCTTTCGCCGTTATTCCCTTTGGCCTTACCTTTGGTACTCATGTGTTCTCCTACTTATCATTTTTGTATTTAAGCAACATTTAACTGCCTGTTGACTTTTTATTATGGTAACATTACACTTAATATATTATGAAGCAGCAAACAAAGAGAACATATTCTCGTAACACTAACGACCTAAAGCCGAAGATAGTATATCCGAAAAACTTTGAAATTGACATCGAGCCTAAACTGGCTGCCGATCTTTCTTATTTTATAAAGCAAGAATTAGGTTATTATAATTCTTTGATCGATTTGCTTTCACCTCGTTTACGTGCATATCCAAAAGATATTCTGAATATAAAAGAGAGAGAGAAGAGTCTCTGGGACTCGTGTGCAGAATACGCAATTGATCCTCAGAAATTACTTGATCAACCGTTTGAAACCTGGCCGAAACATCTGCATCATATGCATCATATGTTATATGACATTAACGAGAAAATCAAAATTTCACCAGCACATATAAACATTTGCAGTATCGCATCTACACCTGCGAGATTGCATGCTGTAGTTCGCAAGGCAATTGCGTCTGAAATATTAAAATACATGGTTAATCAAGCTGATATATTATTATCTGCAGTGAAAACTGATGTTATGCGAGCTCCGATGCAAATGTTGCAAACGCATACAATTGATACTAAACGGCATTTACAAATACCAAAGAGTTTGATAAAAATTACCTATAACGAGTCTGAAAATTCATCAGATATCAGTATTCCTTATAGTAAAACTGCAATTACGGTGCCATATTATGATCTCAGGCCAGTTGCATTCAAACTTTTAATTATTCGTGCTCCTCATCCTACATCAACTAATCAAAAATGGCAACTTGATTTTAGAGACAGTCCTGCCGCATATTTATTGTCTATAACTGATCCAGTAGAACGTAAACGTAGATAATAGAAGCTGATACATCATATCAGCTTCTATTATAACATACCGCCTTTTTTCTTTGGATCCATTGATTCATAATGTTTTTGTATAACTTTTGACAATATTTCTCGTTGTTCAAACGATAACATATGAGCTTCATTAAAATTTAATCCGCCTTGCATATAAAATGCTAGCATCGCAAGTTCATGAACAATTGCCTTGCGATTTTTTTCCATTGTATCTAGCATTTTCGTTATTAATTCTGGATCGCCCGTTAAGAGCGTTTGCCGAAAAAACTTGATGGATCAAATGCCAATACATCCTCCCATACATGTCCGCAGCTATTACATTGAATAGTTAGTTGTTTTGGTACACCTATCTTATTGATTTTATCTACTGCTTCGATTACCATATCTGCTTGAGATTTACTGATACCCATTAACCATTCATTAATATGGTCTCTATCGGTAACCGTGGTGTTACTTTTAATTAAAACAATTTTCTCAATGCTGCGACTAACAAGGGAAAAGGTTAATCTACTTAACCTTTCGACACTTTCTGCTAAAAGACTTGCTTTGTCTATATCATCGATATTTTCGCCTTGAGCATTTATTGCGCGAAACGCCTTCTCTTCTTCAAATTCTCTTCTAAGAAAAATTTGACGCATTTCAAAATCATAAGGAGTCACGTACACTACAAGATCGTCTCCGAATCTTATAGTTAACTCGCTCTCGTCAATATATGTCATCGTATCTAGCAATGCTTGACAATTCATTTCGAATGTATTTTCTGCTTTGCATGCAGGACAAATTCTGTCATAGTCCATTTTACCGCCATTGCTAGCTGATTTAATAGCAACAAACAACGCTTCTAAATCTGGTAACATAAATCGTTTTACATTTTTAATACTTGGTGCACAATCGGTTACAACCTTTTCTAATGCTTGTCCGTTTAACATAGCATCTGGAGTGTTCAGCATAATATCATTTAATGCATTTAGCGGATATACCGCTATTTGTTTGTCATCGGTTGTTTCTACAACTTCGGAATTATACCAGCGACCCTGAGTCGGTAAATTTAAATAAAGCGCCGGTTGCCGGAAAAATTGTTGAAGCGGATTCTGAGACATTCTTACCTCTATAAATATAAATGTATATGCATATTTACCACTATTAAAATGGTGCTTAGTTAAGTGTTGAAAGAAAGTTTATGACTCAAGATGTAAACATTGCAAGCGTAGCCGGTCGCGGATATCCTCCAGCATGGGCAACTGAAAATACCTTAGCAAATATCGCAAATTCATCTGATAAGAGTATGCAATATTTGAAAATTATCGGCAGAGAGTTAGCATCAGATAGCGACCATTTGTTAGCAGAAATTAGAAAAATAGCCGGAGAATTAAAAGACGGGCATGAAGAGAATAAAAAAACTGATTTAGATGATAAAAACAATTCAGAAGAAAATATAAAGGAACTAAGAAATCTAAATAAAGCTCAACGCGACAGTATTCTAGCACTACGTTCAACGACAGATAGTAAATCACTTTTCGGTAATATTAAAGCTGGTTTAAACTCAGTTGGATATCAAATGAAATTTATGAACCATCCTTTAGCCGACATGATTACAGGATTTGGTGTAGTTGCTGGTGTTGTTGACGAGCTTTGGCATAAAATAGTAGATTTGAACAAATCATGGGAATCGTTGTATGCTACAGGATTGATATTTGATAATGGCATGAACGGATTAATTTCTGCAGCTAACAATGCCGGAATGACTGTTGAAAATTTTTCAAAAATGCTTACAAAATTTGGAGCTGTTGCTGGTACCTTGGGGGTAAAAAGATTATCAGATCTCAATAAACAATTTCTTGACAATACTAAAAGTGGATCAGAACTTATGATGACACAAGAAGAGGCTAATGAAGCCTTTCTTGGAACTGTAGAATTAATGAGAAGTTCTGGAAAATTAACCTCTATGAGCGACAAAGAAATAGTCGAAAGTGGAAAAAATTTACTAAAAAATTATAATGAGTTGGCAGAAGCAACAGGGCGTAACCGAGACGAAATTGCAAAAAGTACACAGGATATTATTCGAGAATCAAATGTGAATGTATTATCGAGATTAATACCTAAAGAACAACAGGAACAATTTCAAAAACAAATAGCAGGTTATGCTGCTGCATTTGGAGATAGCGGCAAAGAATTAGCATCAGCGTCGGCGCAAATTCGTCTAGCTGGCGGCAGTATGGGTACACTGACAGGTGACATGGCAACCATTGTTAATCAAGTCCCGGGTTTATATGATGCGTTAAATGCCACCGACACTGATGCACCTAAACGGGCTGCAATGGCATTTGGTCATATGGATCCTCAAGCAGTTGCCGATTTAATGGTACAATTTCCAGAAGCAGGTAAATGGATCAACGAAATGACTCAAAAAGGTCAAGCTTTGGTCGAAATACAAGATTTACAAGCAAAGCAAGATGCAGGTACATTGACTGAAAAAGAAAGACAACGAAAATTAGATTTAGAATCTCAACAAAAAATATTAGAAGCACACAGCAAAGTAAATGCTGCTATGGCCAATTTTCAAAATTCGATTGGCCGTGTTGCTATGTCGTTCTCGCATTTATTGATGCCGGCGATCAAGTTATTATCAACAACATTTGATGCAATCTCGTGGACAATTGACAAGGTATCTGACTTGTTTGACGGGATTTCCAACACAATAAGTGGTTGGTTAAAAAGTCTCAATATCGATGACAATGCTGCAGATATCGCAGGATCAGCCGGTGCTGCAATTGGTATTGGAGTAATTGGCACATCAGTTTTAAAATGGCTTATGGGGGCAGGCGGCGGCCTTTTTACCCGTATGCTATCTTGGGGTCCATTTGGGAAAATCAGTGGATTATTGTCTAAGACAGCAGGAGTTGCCGGAAAAGCAGGCGGCGGTATACTAGGGGGTATTGGCGACGGCATAGGAAAAATAGGAAAAGGTTTAGGGGGTTTAGGAAAAGGTGTAGGTGTAGTTATAGAATCGATATTAGGGGGGTTAGCAGCAGGTTTAATAGCATTTGCTAATCCTGAAATACTTTTAGGTGCTGCGATTCTATCTGCATCTATAGCAATATTAGGAGCGGGTATATCTGGTGCAATATGGATAATAAGTAAATCATTGCCGTCGTTAGCAGATGGCATGCAATCTTTTGCAAATTTAGATGGTTCTGCATTGATATTAGCCGGAAAAGGTATGGTTGCAATTGGTGCAGGACTCGTTGCTATGACTGCTGGTACTGTGATTGATGGTTTAGGAGGCTTGATAACGGGTATAACTGGTTTATTTAAAGAAGATCCTATTGATAAGCTCAAAAAATTTGCAAGTGTCGGCGAACCGTTAAAATTAGCAGCAGATGCTTTGCAATTGCTTGCAGATTCTATGCCAAAAGCAATCAATGCAATTTCTAGTCTTAATAATGTAGATTTTTCTGGTATGGATAAATTGCGTGCATCTTTAGCACCTATTCCTACTCAATCTACTGGATTTTTATCGTCGCTGTCTAATTTGGTATCAGGAACCGCACCTATTAACAATGCTGGTATAGAATCTCCTACAGTTCCTACTACAAATATAGATCGAGCTGCTATTGATTACTACGAAAAAAGCACCAAACAGTTTGCTAGAATGATAGAATTGTTAGAAATTGCAAATGGTCATGCGTCTAAATTAGTAGATGTGAATCAGGACGGACATAGCGACGTAGTTGATGCTATAACAGCGGCAAGCGGATCGATATTCTAATCGTTTAAGCTAAAACCTGTTAAATATTGTACAGAATTTGTGTTGTCATATATCTCTCTTTGGATTAATAAAGAGGATTTTGATCCGTAATTTTGTCAGATTAACAATCTCATTTATCATTTACTCGATTTAACGATAAATACCAGTTATATAAGGAAGTTTGTTTATGTCAACATGGAAAAAATATTTTTCTGCAGTACCAACTCAATCAAAGTTGAATCAACGATTATCTAATAGCAATACCAATGCAGGAACAAATGCCGGTTCCGGAGCAAAATATTCCAGTTTTCTGCCAGAGGTATATAGTGGTGCGCCTAATAGAGTTGAAAGATATATTTCTTATGAGCAAATGGACCTCGACAGCGAAATTAGTAAAGGTTTAGATATAATTTCCGATTATTCTGTTCAAAATTACGAAGCTAATGAACAACCGTTTCAAATTATATACAACGATAGTATGACGGAAACAGAGATTACTTTATTGAAAGATATGCTAAGACAATGGTGCAAACTCAATAGATGGCATCAAAGGCTTTGGCGTGCATTTCGCAATACGTTAAAATACGGTGATCAGATTTTTATTAGAGATCCGGAAACCTTCAAATTAATTTGGGTAGATCCTGCAAAAGTTGAAAAAATCATAGTAAATGAAGATAAAGGTAAATCAGCCGAACAATATGTAATAAAAGATATAGATTTGAACCTACAAACTCTTGTTGGTACAAATATGCTAATTCATGACCAATATAGCTTCCCAGGCGGTTATCCTCGTAGTTCAAATCCTGCCGCGGGAGCCGGAACTGTTAATTACGGAATATCTAGCAGTCCTGGTAGTAGAACAAGTAGATTTGATTTACAGCCAAATCAATTGGCGATTGATTCTACCCATATAGTACATTTGAGTTTAAGTGAAGGTATGGATAGCCAATGGCCGTTTGGCACTTCGATATTAGAAAGCATTTATAAGGTTTATAAACAAAAAGATCTTCTTGAAGATTGTATTTTGATTTATCGTGTTGTTCGAGCACCAGAACGCAGAGTCTTTTATATTGATACAGGAAGTTTAAGTGGCCCTCGTGCTCAGCAGGTTATTGAGCGTATGAAAAATGAAATTTATCAACGTAGAATTCCAAATAGAACTGGCGGTGGTCAATCAATTTTGGATGCAGCATACAGCCCTATTGCTATAAATGAAGATTTTTTCCTTGCAACTAATAGCGAGGGTAAAGGAACAAAGATCGAAACATTACCAGGTGGTGAAAATCTTGGTCAAATCGATGATTTAAAATACTTTAATAATAAAATGATTAGAGGTTTAGGTATTCCCAGTAGCTATCTACCAACAGGACCAGAAGATGGTACAACTGCTTATGTAGATGGTAAAGTAGGTACCGCATATGTACAAGAATTTCGTTTTGCTAAAGTATGCCAACGTTTACAAAATCTCATGGATCCAGTTCTAGATAAAGAATTTAAATTATATGTTAAGTCGCGAGGCATCGAGATTGAAAGTGATATGTACGAATTAAAGATGTGGGAACCTCAAAGTTTTTCACAATACAGGCAAATGGCACTTGATTCGGAACAAATCACAGTTTTCACCAGTCTTATGCAAACAGAGGCAGCAAAATATATCAGTAAGAGATTTGCATTAAAAAGATATCTTAGCTGGACAGACGAAGATATACTTGAAAACGAAAAAATGTGGAAAGAAGAAAACACCAAAAAGGTTAAAGATAAACTTGGTGTCAAAATGGGCAGCGACAATGCTCCGGGATTAAATGCAGTTGGCATTCGTCCGCCGCCAGAGGAAGCAGTTCAAACACCAGAGGAAGTACCTCCAGAGGAAGGTGCCACCCCTGCAACGCCAGAAACACCAGCTGCTCCAGCAGCAGGAGGTGTTGCTGCCACCCCTGCTAATGCATTAGGCGAACCAACAACATAATAAATATCATCTGAGAGGACCATTATGAACGCTAACGAGCTAGACCCAACTTATAGAGATGATAATAACGACAAAATCATGCAACGTAATGTTAATGATTCACGCAAGCCAACTATCACCCTTGTACATCTCAACAAATTGAAAAAGATGAGAGCTGCAAAAGATCTTGAAAATTTAATGCGAGGTGATTTCTTAGAAATTATCTACGGTGCACCAGAAGAGGCCGGCGGCGAAGTAGGTGGTATCTAATGCCCTATAATATTAACAATTATGATGGTACATTTCTTGTGAGCGTACCAAACAGTACAATTTGTACTACATCAACAAGTCTTGGATTAATAGGTCAAAATGCTGTTAATTTTGGCCTAACTATGAATGAAAACTTTGTGTATTTACTGCAAAATTTTTCTAGTAGCACACCACCAGCTAGTCCTATTGAAGGACAAGTGTGGTATAACTCAGTTACTTCTGTTATGAATTTTTATGATGGTACACAATGGCAAACCTTATCGCCGCCATTTGACGGTGATGCGGGAACAGCACAAGTGCTGATAACGGCTGTAAATCCGCAGGTCGAAGTAACCGTGATGTTCAGTGCAGGTCTTATTGTTGCCGCTGTTAGTCACTTCTCTCTATCTCCGTCTCAATTACCGTTGTATGCACAAGTAGGCGACACAACCTTCCCGTTTCAATCAAGATTCCCTGAAGGAATTTCGCCCGGTATAACCTTAGCAACTATACCAAGTAGTACTGGTAATCAGTCTGGATACCTTTTTTATGGTACAGCTACATCGGCTAATGTTCTGGCATCAAGTAGATGTATCATATTGTGCGGTTCTGTAACAGGAAATGTAAGCTTTAACGGTAGTAACGATGTTGTTATTAATACCACATTAATAAATGCATTACAAGGTAATGTTATTTCAAACGCTAATGTTACAACTCTTCCTGCATGGTTTACAAATGTATATGTAAATTCAAACGGAATAGTAACAGATGCAACAGCTTTAAATAGCTGTGATATATTTACGGCCTTACAATATCAACCACCTCAGTATATGACATTCACAGGTAATGTAAACGGTAATACAACAGCTAACGGTACAATCTATACAGCTAATATATATCTAAATTGCCAACCGGCTATTACTCCGGGATATTATAGCAATGTTTATGTTGGGCAAAATGGTTTAGTAGTATCAGCGAACAATGATAATTCTGTTCCTCCCCAAGGAATAATAGTGTGGGGAAATCCAGGACAAATACCAAATGGATGGGTCGTTGCAAACGGGCAGTCAGTTATGTTACCTAACGGTAATACAATTAATACCCCTGATATTGCCAATTCTGCCCCGTCTTGTACCACATATATAATGCGAATATCTTAGTTGGAAATCACAAAATTACTATTTTTACCGTTGATTCTCAACAATATAGTTATCTGAATTAAATAAATCTGAGTCTGTCTTAAACTTTTGACAAAGGAGCAATTAAATGACTAATAATCCTAAACTATCAAAGGTTCTTGAATATCTAATCAAGAACGATGATGAGAAAGCACGTGAGCTTCTCCATCAAGTATTTATAGAAAAAGCTCGTGCCATACACGAAGATATGATGCAGCACGACGAAGAAATGGAAGAAGAAATTGGCGGTAGTGGTGATATGGGTAAAGATTTCCGCGACGAGATCAACGCTCGTGGCCATCACGATGCACACGCCGATGCTGTTGATTCAGAAATCGAAGCTATGAAAAACGAAATTGATTTTGAAGAAACAATGAGCGAAGATAGCGAGCTTGACGAATTTAAAAAAACTACCGACGACGAAGATGAAATGCAGCTAGACATCGGCGACGACGAAATGGATATGGATGTATCAGACAATGATAGCACCGAAGATCATGTTGATCACGAAGAGATCATGGATAAGATGGGCGATCTAGAAACCGCATTAGCTGAGTTAAAGGCTGAATTTGAAAAGTTAGAAGCCCAAGAAAATGGTGAAAATCCTGGAGAAGAAGAAGGTAAAGGAGAAGGCGAAGGCGAAGAAGAATCTTGGGAAATGGACGAAGATTTCGACGACATTGCAGAAAGCCTTGACCTAGAAGTTGTGACCAAAGACATGGAAAAGACTGTTCCGGCTAAAGATGTTGGTGCAGTTCAGAGTGGAATGAGCGACGGTAATAATGCTCGTAGTCCGTTACCACCAAGTCAAACTACACGTTTTGGTGCTAAGCCAGTTGATATTGGTGCAGGGCCTGATCATAGAGGTTATGAGCTAGAATCTGCTCCAAAGAGTACAATGGATGCAATGAAGATTGCTGATCCAGCTATGAAAGCCGACAATCGTCGTAAATCATTTGATAGTGGTATGTCTAAGCAAAGCAAAGAAGGCAACAAGCCAGGTGCAGCTCTTAATACAACTGCTAAAGAATTTGGTGCCGATACAGTTGGCAAGATGAGCCCATTAAGTAAAGGCGGTCAGAATCTTAAGTAAATTATAGATAAAAATGCTGGAGATTTATTTCTCCAGCATTTTTGGCAATTATTACCCCTAATAAACTAATAATTGCAACAATTTATTAAATATTTCTACGCCAAGAAGGTAATGATATGACAAACCATAATATTTTGATAGAGCATTTGAATTATGATGCAGCACAAGCTGAGGTAATTACAGAGAATGATTCTGGTCAAGGTGGGGATAAGAAAGTCTACATGAAAGGTATTTTCATTCAAGGAGATTTACGTAATCACAATGGGCGTGTTTATCCTCTACATGAGATACGGCGTGCTGTCGATAATATCAGAGAAGCTATTCAAAAAGATTCTGGAGTATTAGGTGAATGTGATCATCCACAAGAACTTCAGATTCATCTCGATCGTGTTAGTCACAAAATCACTGATATGTGGATGGATGGTGCCAACGGATACGGTAAATTACAAATCCTACCGACACCGTGTGGTAACATCGTAAAAACGTTGTTAGATTGCGGGGTTAAGCTGGGTGTCAGCTCTCGCGGATCAGGCAATGTCGATGATAATGGACGCGTGTCAGATTTTGACATGTTGACTGTTGATATCGTAGCAAAGCCAAGTGCGCCAAATGCTTACCCTACACCTATGTATGAGGCAATCATGAACCGCAAACACGGCTACAAGATTCATGATCTAGCTGAAAGTATGAAACATGACGCAGTTGCTCAAACGCATCTGAAGAAAATTCTACTAAGCTGGGTCGATGAATTGAAACTTATTTAAGGAGTAGTGTCCTATGGAAAAGGAAATAAAAGACCTCCTGGAAAACGAAGTACTTGGCGAAGATGTCAAGACTGCTCTTCAGGAAGCCTTTAACAACAAGGTAAAAGCCGCGGAGCAAAAACTCCAGGAAGATTATGCTGTTCGTTATTCTAACGACAAAGCAAAGCTTGTTGAAGCCATGGATGCGATGCTGAGTGATACAATTCGCGCTGAATTAACTGAATTTGCAGAAGATCGTTCCGCAATGATTCGTCAGCGTGCAAAAATGAGTAAAGCAATTCAAGAAGCCAAGACGCAATATAAATCAAAGATGGTTGAGCATGCTAAAATGCTCAACAGCTTTGTTGCAAAGCAACTCAAAGCTGAAATTGCAGAATTCATCGAGGATCGCAAGACCCTTGAATCACAGCGTCGTGAATTAGCTCAAGAACTGCAGACTGTAAAAGAAAGCAGCAAGCGTGAGCTAGCTAATCGCGTCAACAAACTTGAAGGATTCGTTCTCAAACAGCTCAGTGAGGAAATTGCTGAGTTTCATGCTGACAAAAAGGCATTGGTTGAGCAACGTGTTAAGCTGGCACAAGAAGGCAAGAAAAAGATTTCTGAGGCACAGAGTAAGTTCATTAATCGCGCAGTTGTAGCAGTCGATAAGACTCTAAACGAAGTGATTAAGAGCGAGCTAGTTCAATGGAAAGACGATATCAAAAAAGCACGTGAAAACAATTTTGGTCGTCGCATCTTCGAAGCAGTGGCAGCTGAATATATGGCTAGCTACCTTTCTGAAGGTAGTCAGGTTAAGAAGTTAGATAAACAACTTCAACAACAAAAGGCTGCATTAGCCGAAGCACAAGCAAAACTCGCAGAGCAAAAGACGCTCATCGAATCAGCTAACGCTAAAGTTCGTGCTGCCAATGATCGCTTACTACGTGAGGAGACATTAAAAACACTCCTTTCACCGTTGGCACGCGACAAAAAGGCCGTAATGGAAGATATGTTAAAAGATATCAAAACACAAAATTTGAAAGAAGCTTTTAACCGTTATCTACCTGCAATAGTAGGCGGCGCACCTAGTGGTAATCAAAGCAAGGTTGCACTTGCTGAATCTACCGCACGTTCAACCCCTGTTGCTGTAACTGGCGACAGAACTAACAAACTTGCCCAAGCAGTGATTGAAGAATCCCAGGACGACCTCGGCCTTGGTAAACTACTTCACCTTGCCGGTATTAAGCATTAAGGAGCTATATTAAAAATGACAAAGAACCTCTTCGAAACACATTGGTCGGCTGCTAAGACCGCCCTCTGCGAAGGTCTAACCGGCAATCGCAAGAAGGTAATGGAAGTCGTACTAGAAAACACACGCAAGGATTTACAGAGTAAATCAGGAATACTTTTTGAAAGTGCAACACCGGGTGCTACCAGCGCTGGTAACGTTGCTACATTGAATAAGGTTATTCTTCCAGTAATCCGTCGAGTTATGCCGACTGTTATTGCTAACGAAATCATCGGCGTACAGCCAATGAGCGGCCCTGTTGGTCAGATCCACACACTACGCGTTCGTTACGCTGATACATTTGGTACCCCAACTCCAGTAGTTGCTGGTAGCGAAGCACTCAGTCCGTTCGATATCGCACGTTTCTATTCTGGTAACGGTAACAGCACTTATCCTGCTGCTGCACCAGTAAGCGTGCTTGAAGGAACTGCTGGTAAGCGCTTGAACATCCAGATCCTCAAGGAAACAGTCGAAGCCAAGACACGTAAGTTGTCAGCTCGTTGGACCTTTGAAGCTGCTCAGGATGCACAGGCTCAGCAAGGCATTGATATTGAAGCAGAAATTATGGCTGCACTAGCACAGGAAATTACCGCAGAAATTGACCAGGAAATCCTAGTTTCTCTGCGTACACTTGCTGGTACTACACTTACATATGACCAGGGTGCCGTTAGCGGTACTGCAACATATGTTGGCGACGAACATGCTGCTCTAGCAGTACTCATCAACCGTGGTGCAAACTTGATTGCTGCACGTACACGTCGTGGTGCTGGTAACTGGGTTGTTGTTTCCCCAACTGCTCTTACCATCCTACAGAGTGCTACAACTTCAGCATTCGCTCGTACCACAGAAGGTACCTTCGAAGCCCCAACTAACACCAAGTTCGTTGGCACACTAAACAACAGCATGAGAGTGTATGTTGATCAGTATGCTGCTGACGATACAAACGTACTTGTTGGTTATAAGGGTCCCGGTGAAATTGACGCTGCTGCTTATTATTGCCCATATGTGCCACTAACAAGCAGTGGTGTTATCATTGATCCAAGCACATTCGAACCAGTTGTATCATTCATGACACGTTATGGTTATCTTGAACTGAATAACACTGCGTCGAGCTTAGGTAACGCAGCTGACTATCTAGCTGGAATTGCTATAAATACGTCTCATTTAAAATTCCTATAAAATCTTTTATTTTCAGCAGGTTACAAAGATTTGTTGAAAATAAAAATTTAAAAGGCATTAAAGAAAACCCAGGAGAAATCTTGGGTTTTCTATTTTGTGCTCGTTAGCTGTAACTCCCATTTGATTTTACCGCAGTCCCAAATCCTGTCATACCCTAATTCCTGTAAAATTTGCCATTCCGTTTTATCTAAATCGATATCTGGATGTAGTTGTTGTAATTTCACTTTATTAAGACTTAATTTATGATGTTTTATTGTGTAGTTCTCTACATATTGTTGCATAGGGGGTACTGTACCAACTTGCACAAATCCTAATTTTTTATATAAATCACCTTGGCTATATCTGTTATCACTGAAACTAATGATTGATACTGGGTGATATGTATCAACAAACGAAGTTAACAACCTACTGGCACCACCAGGTATCATGTTTTTTGATGCAAATCTTATAAGCTCGTAACGATGGTTAGAATCCTTTACAAAGCTCATCAATGCTACTAGCTCGCCTTGATGCTCTAATCCAATATTAATAGGAAGTTTTGTGGGAGATCCTAATAAATGATATGAGTTATAAAAATCAATGCTAGATTGACGAGATGGAATAACTACCCTGCACTTGCGTGCACCGATATTCCTCAACCCTGTGCCAAGCTTGGACCTTATGATATTTTCAACTATTGTCCTTTGATGTAACCATTCGTCGCTAAACACGGTGATCAATTCAATTCCTACATTCCTAGCTGCTGCCCATTTTCTATAATGATAATTCCAGCTTTTTTTCCCGCTACGCTCGCTATGCCAATATAGTCCGCAGTATTCGATACCAATATTTAAATCTGGTATGTATATGTCTATTTCGTATGGATATATGACTGCTCGATCACCGCTTATTACATTACACTTGATTTGTGTGTTGACAAAATTCAACAAATCCAGTTCTTCTTTGCTTTTGTAACTTGTGTCGGTTGGATAGCATATCTTGCATTTAGGTAGTGATGCATAGTCAAACCTTTTGTCAAATGTATTTCCGCATGAAATGCATTCGAATGATATAACTGGTCTAGTTTGTACACTTATGTACTGCTCTTCGGTAACCAATGCATTCAAATTGAAATTTTCGCGTATCATCTGGATGAATCTTTTATGATTTTTCTTAGCCAGATGATGCGGCGAATATTGTTCTAATTTGGTCAGTTTGGCTTTGTTAGCAACTCGTTGGAGTTGCATTGGATTTTCTACACCATATTTTTCTAAATTGGTCACCTTGCGTTTTTTCTTTACTTCATCCAGTTGTGCAACGTTGTTTACTCCATATTTTGCAAGTATGGTTGCTTTCTGTTTATCTAGTTGATTGTTGATATTTTCTTGATTTGAATAAAAATTTTGATGTGCAAGTTTAGCTACAGGTGTTTGACCAGAATTAGTAACTCCGTATTTTAGAAGATTAGTGTTTGCACGTTTTTGATTGATTGTGATTTTTTTCTCATCACTAAGAGAGTTGTGTGCATCAGAGATTTTTTTTGATACAGATTCACGCATACATTGGCATTCTTTAGCGTTACCGCAAAATCCATAACCTTTGACTATGCTAACAAATCTTTTTGGTTTATTTGTTATAACGCAGCAATTTGACTCAATACCGTTTATTATCAAAAATGCACGTTCTGTTAATGACAATGATGGTGACAAATAATCGGTCGTGCTACATATCCATCGTAAAAGTTCTTTGTCTTTTTTGATATTATTCCCTAACGATTTAGGTGAAGTTTCCTTTACCAATCTCTGCAAACGTTCCAGCATTTATCTTTTCCTTATACAACAATAATAACTTATTTATGTCGATACAACAAGCTTTGTACTTGTTGTATTTATAATACTTATCATCTAATGTAAAAGTATTTGATACTTAATGCTATACACGCTATCTTTTATAAATATTGCATGCGAATATTTGACGTTATAAATTTAATAGAAAACGGGGTTCACTTAGACGAATACCGTGCCCAAGAA